AACCTGTATCAGTGCAACACTTTAAATCTTCCTTCTTTGTATCCTTAGTATAAGTCTTCCCGACCTCAAACTTAAAACCTCTGCAACATCCGTCCTTATCTGTACACTTATATCCAATCATTTACTTTCCTCCTGCAATCTAGCCTTTGTTTCCTTGTACCAGTCCAAACTTAAATCTTCCTTGCGGACTTTGACATAATTAGCCGCCTCCATAAACTGATAGGCAAGCCATCCCGCACGAAACCAATATTCATTGTTAGATGTATCGTTGCACCTGTTCGCAAAGTTTTCCAATTCCTCTTGATGCGGATGCTCCCTGTCATTGAATAATTCATAGGCACTCTTGCTCATTTTTTTCTACCCCCTTAGTTACTTACACCTTGTGCCACTTTGGTTTTGATGCATCAGTACACTTTGCATTAGTACAATATTCAGGTTTTGAGTTGTAATACCACACCTTCGGCTGATTATATGGGTTAGGATTTTCAGTGGGAACTTGAACCATTATCTGTCTGCATAATGCGATGATTATGTTTACCTTTTCATCAATATTCATATGACTTGCAATAACAGACTTTAAGTTGTTCCTTAATTCATCATCATATGAATAATAAGGTGTCCAAGATAACTGTTCATTGTTTAAATTTTCATCATCACAATATATGTATCCAGTTCCATCATTTGTTTCGACTGATGACGGACTGACTGGCGGTTTATCATTTTCATATCTTAGATTATTCAATTTTTCTTGTGACTGATTATTTGGATTTCTGTTACATTCAGGACATTTTGATGTAACTGGCTCACCAAATTCATATTTGGCATATTTACATGAATCCATATCATAGATACAAGTTCGTGCTTTACTCATTCGTCTGCCTCCTAGCAGTAACCGTACTTGACGGCATGGTCTTCGAGCCAGATCCTTTGAGGAGTAGAGACCCTACTCTGACTGTAGATGGGTTCACCAGATTCAACGCTCCTAAAGACCTTGATCCATCCTGCCTTTTCCAGTTCAAGATCATCCTTATTAAAGTAGAACACTGCAACGTCACTGTGGCTTGCGTAGTCACAACCGTAGAAGGTTCCGTCTGGAGCGAGCCAACCGAGGTCAGAATCTGACTTGAGGAGATAGGAGTAAATCTCCTTCCTTTTAAGGTCTATGAAGTCGTCCTCCTCCATGTCCACCTCTTCGAGGATTTCATCCTCCTCATGCTTCAAGCACCAACCGCCACGCATGTTCACCCACGTCTCACCGTACTCGTTGAATCCTGCCTTTACCCAGTATGGTGAATCACTACTGTTGCCGTAATGCGTCTTGATCTTAAAGAACCTCATGAGACACCTCCTTTAACCTTTGAGAGAGTACTACCATCCTCTGCCTCTGCTCACATGCCCTCCTGTCAGCTTCTACGTCATTCGTTCCAAAGTCACACATGAAGTAGCAGTTTACGGCATCCGACAGGTCTTCCAAATCCTCCTTGCTGAAGGGTAGGAACTTATTATAGCACTCCTCACATAGCCTTACCGCTATGGCATTGTTTACGGTACCAAACCTTACCGTCACCTTGGCTACCCTACTGAAGCAGGAGTTGCAGTAGAGGTTAGGATCCTTGTTGATCTCCTTAAATATCATATATCTGCTCCTTAAAATACGAAATCCCCAAAAGCATGCCATAACAGTAAAGACTGCTTGCTAACAGGCGGAAGCTTCAAAAGGGGAATCTCAAAACCTGCTTCCGTGAGTTTCGCAACTCTGGATTTCATGCCTTTGGGTTCTGCTCCTCAAACTGTAGGAATCCCAAAACACCAAAACACGTTTTAGTATACAGTGGGAGCAGGTTAATTAATCCACCCATCGTGTATACTAGGAGACGGAGGATTTTATGAAGTGTTGTACTTGTAACATCGATTTCGAGGACAGGGAAGCTTTTAAGGAACACATGAAACTGCACAGGCAGGCGAAGGAACAGGCACGGAAGGAGGTGAGTGACGAACATCCGTTCTACTGCGTCTGTGGCAGGCTTTGCACAGGCTTACATGAGTTGCACTGTGCAAAGTTCCGCACTGCCGTAGATCGCAGGGAGAAGAAAATCTTTAAGAAATTAGTTAATAGTAGTATTGCGATCACATACTGAATATTTACCTGCTCCAACTGCAATTTGTGAAGTCGTCATTGTTGCACTATTAAATCTGAAATGCGATAAGACGCATGCACCCGAATCTGAAGAAGTATTGTGCGAGATCCATTTTGTAGGAGCAGTCTGGGAGGATTTCTTACAGATTGTTATAGTACTGCCACTATAACGAGCAGTACCTATAATATGTGTACTGCTATTGGTTATAGTCACTTGACTAACATCTATTACTGCATAAGATTGACGAAATTCTATATTAGAATCAATGGGAGCATTACTAGATTCAGTGCCCACAAATAACACATGATATGTGCAGTTGGTAAAACGTAATCTACTATGCCACATATAGAAATCAGATTTCTCTTCTATTGAACAATTGCTAAAACTTGCTCCTAAGATGATGTAACGATCTATTTGAGATACTTCTTGACTAATTGGTCTCCCCACAGTCTTTTCTAGATAGACCGATGAAGATTCGAAGTAATTAAAAGTCCATGTATATACATCGGGGTATGATTTGTCTGTATCCTCGTAAAATGTCCTTGGATAGACACCGAACATATCATTCAATTCAGACGTATCGCTTCTTCCACCCGAAATTGTAATATCCAATCCTGCAACGGCTCTCACTATACTCTTCACTATTCGGTTTGCTACAAACATAGTAGCGAACGACACATAATTATGTGGTGTTATTTCGGGAGCAGATTCACCGCTTACCTCTATTTTGCAGTTTATGAAAACATTGAGGTATGCAAAGACTAAGCCGATTGCTCCTGTTCCATATTCACCAGTTTTATCTTGGTCTTTGTAAAGCATGGAACACGTGATCTTACAGTTTATAAGATAAGTGTTCACAATACCTGCTGACATATAACCCCCACTAACCCAACTATCATCTCTCCCTCCATATGTCATGTATTTGGGTATGGTAGTTAACGTTAAGTTAATGTCACAACCGTCAAAGTCTGGACTTTCAGGATTTACAGGGTTTTGGTTGTAGTCTACTGAATTAAAGATGAATGCCCTCTCTGCATCATCACCGCTACCAGATATTGCAATCTTGCAGTTGTGGAAATGACCGCCTGTAAATCCTCTATATAGATAAGTCACGCTCATGTTGCAGTTGTAGAACTCACCAGATGAAATGGCACTGCCATCCGATGCACCTTGAACTGTTACACTACATCCCTTGATACTGCTACTGCCTGTTGCAGATTGTAAGAGTTCTGAATGTATTCCAAGGTCACCATTCCAAACAGGAATCTTTATAAACTCTTCGTAGTCAAAGGATTTGTCCTCAAAGTTTGTAGGGTTGCGGAATAACATGTATTCACTGTTTCTGACTGCTCCTAAGATGATGTATCCACCTGCATCCATGCCAGACAGGGTATAGTCTCCCGTGCACGGTACAAGTGATGGAATAGCAGTATATTTAATCCTTGAAGCATAACCTCCTGTAAGGATTGCTTTAATCCTCGTCAGCAATGACTGCTTCTGCGGAACGGCTACAATGTAGTAGTCAGTGTTGTCCTGCGGAATGGCAAGTGTGGTGTCTGTAAGATCAACGATCTCAAATATCTGTTGTGCTTTCGTCTTAGGTGGAACCACAAAGGGTTCATTGTCGTCAAGGACTTGAGTGTTCTTCTTGAAAACCGCACGTCCACCACTGAAAGACAAGTAACCCTCTGATCTCTCTACGGTGGGTAATTTTACTGTGCCGTTGTGTCTATAGATCATCTCACTCAACAGGTTTTGCAAGTAGTTGAAGTCGTCATTCAAGTCCTGTGCGTAGTAGCGATCTCCTGTTGCTACTGGTATTGCGGGTGTGACTGTCGTATCCCAGTCATGATTAAAGTGTGTCATTGAAACGCTCCTAATGTAAAGTATGGTATAAGTTTAGTTCCCTCCACATAGCCTACGGCAATGGTCATGCCGACAGGTGTAATCGGGAACAGTGTCTCATATAAGAGTGCTATTTCCTTCTGCGTAAGGTGATCGTTATCCACATCTATGTTAAAGACACCCTTCTGCCAGAGGGTGGGCACTCCGTCTAACGCTATGCCGTACATGTCCGTCTGTGCCGTCTGTTCAGTGAGACCAAACACTGCCCAAGTGGGCTTTGCAGTCCTGTCTACTGCGTCTCCGTCACCGCACAGGAACCATGCGTCGTCTGGAACGGTAAAGACCAATTGTGAATCTCCCCCACAGATGTCGTCTATAGTGACTTTTACCTGTTCCCACGTTCCAAATAGCTTGTTGTCGGTGACGGCATGCCAGATCCTAGACCTCTTGATGTGTTCACTATCAGTCTCCCGACAGTTTGCATTGAGGAACCTTGCAAATACGTTCAAGACCTTGGACGGACATGCAAACGGATCCAACAGGTGCTTCAAGGTGATCACGTCACCCTGTATTCCAAGAAATATCTCATCCATCTTGTCACAGAGTGGCTCCGCCCTGTCGTATGGTGGAATGTGCTCTATCGTCGGTATCGGTAATAGCTTCTCCATATTAGACCTCTGTGATGGTATATGTGCCTATCGTCGTTATCTCATCAGCAGGCACTTCAATTGGGAATATGTCACTGACCGTAAGGTGGTTAACCCCTTCCACACAACTTGATACCATGGCGACGAGGTTACTTTCATATATCGTCTCACCGAACTTGCGATATCCTACCTTCTGGAGGTATTGGAGCATGGAGTTAATCTGTAAGTCTGTCGTAGCGAATCCAGTACCAAAGATGGAGTTGATGAGTTCTATCGCCCTCTCCTGTCCGTTGCTCTCGTAGGTGTCCACAATTTCCTTTCCACATTCGGTAAAGAACAACTTGCAACAGATCTGCAAGTAGGGTTGTACGTCGGCAAGCGTATAGCCTGTATTTAGAGATACGTTCAAGGTCAAATCTACAGGTACGAACATCGTGTCCACTACATGCACGTCAATACTGCCCAGTACCGAACGATCCTTGAGGTAGTTCTGTAGGTAAAGCTTGGTGTCTGCAGAGAGGTTCCCTCCACCACGAGCGACACAGTTGACCTTGCAGGACAGTGATCCATAGAAGTTGCTCCAGATGTAGGCGATTGAAGTATATCCAGTCCTGTATAGGAGTAGCAGTCCGTCTTCGATGGTTACGAACCTGTCACGTGTCTTGAGTGAAGCAGGAGCAAGTATCTTGGCACTCTCCATGCTCTCTGCGTCCGATCCGCCACTGAAGGGAGATCCGTTAGTAACCCCTTCCACCTTCTCCGCTCCACCAGAATAGACGTTGATAACGTTGATGGCTGAAATGTTGGTATCAGCCCCACCACCGATTGCATACTGTACGTAGATTGGAAAGTTCTCTGGTATGGCTCCATAAGTACCGTTACCAAAGACGATTTTTGAAGTTCCGTCATTGTTGAAATCAAGCCTGTAATGCTTTGAGGTGGGAACGCTTTCAGAGAAGTCGTCCACCCTAGTCCATACTTCATCGTTGACGGTCACGACGAGAGTTTCCTGCAACACCTGTTCGTCTGGGAGTGGGAAGACCTGCCATGGTGTACTGCCATCACTGTTGCCGACTACCACTGGATCCTTCTGCTCCTGCTGATAGCATTGCACCGTCAGTGTATAAAGCTTACATTCATAAGATCCTGTAGTGACTGCCACCCACCTACCCAAGTTTATGTCATTTACACTGTTTGCAAAGTAAACGTCTCTGCCGTCTACCTTGAGGTAATAGTATCCAGACAGACCAGTTGAGACGTGCACCTTGTCATACGTTTCAAAGGGAATGTCTATATCCTCGTTTATAGTGATGTGGTCACCCTGTCCGTTTCCTATGAGCGTAACCACCGTGCTTTCGAGTGTCGCATCCTGTCTTGCTTCAAATCGGAGTGACGACACCCTGCCATAGATGGCACACAGGTCCTTCATAGGTACTGTAATCGGGAAGACTGTACTGTCTGACAGGTAGAACTTCAGCTTGCCTGTACTGGTAGTGTGTACCCCAAGGGTGTAGCCGATCAGCTGACAGAGTTTCTTGACCGCATCCCTAGTGAATGCCGTCTCAAGGTACGTGTTGTTCGCCTGTGCGTCTAGGCACATGCTCATCACGTCACCCACACCCGCTATCATTCTCTTAAACCATTCGGGCTTGTCTGCCAGTTCCCTGTCTGCGTTGATGTCTGCCAGAATCGTCTGGAACGTCCGTGACGTATATTGGATGGGATTGTTCATCAAATTCCTCCTAAGGACAGGTCTAACTGTCCTTGACTGCCAGTGTCATACATGGGCAGATACTGTACCTGTATGTCCACGTTCTGTCCGTTAGTCTCTATGTCTATCTTATTCTGTGAAGTGAGCACCCTGCGATCCCTGTACCCCAACTTGCCTGTGGTGGTGAAGGCATTGAAGTTCGCTATTGCCTTCACTATGTTGTAACGGAGCAACATCTTGGAAATCTCCGATATGGGCTTGTTCTCGTATTCGGAGATTTCAGAACCGTAGTTCCTCATGTAGAACATGCTCCTATATGGTGTCAGTAGGCACAGTTCCATGTCACCCTGTATCTCTGTCTTCTGGTCTGTGATTCCGTAGAAAAAGAAGTGATCTATGTCCATGTTAGTCTCCCTTACCGTAAGTCTGTCCTGCTCCAGTGATCGTGACCACTACTGGAACCGTACCACCCTGTCCTGTCACCTGTATCGGCACGGTAGTCTTGTCTCCTTCCAGTACTGCCATCTCACCCTCTATTTTAACATGTTGTGAGGTAGGTTGTAAAGTACCCGTTCCAGTACCGCCAGTCACTCCCTGTCCACTGTAACCAGTGATCTGTATGGTCAAATCCCCTGCATAGGCAGGCTTGCCACCCAACTTATAGGTTCCCTTTGGTGGTGTCACTATCTGTGCAAACTCACAGTCTAACTGACAACCCTGTACGGCTATATACTTCATGTCTGCTCCAAATGCCCTTCCGAGACACAAGAAGGTATCTTCCTTTAACTCTCTGACATTTAGGAATATCAGAGTACCACCCATACTTAGGAGACGCAAGGATCACGTCACTTCTAAGTGTCCTAGTGCAGTAAACTTACTGCCCTTGATGTCTACGTTACCGCTACTCTCTATGGTAGCGTCACCACATTTCACGTTTACCTTGTAACTGGTGTCTATCGTGATCTCCTGCTTGGCTTCGTCATACCAGATCTTTGTGTCTGCGTCCTCATAGAAGACCTGCTTCCTGTTGGCATTGTCTGGTAGGTTGTCCTTGATGATGGAATTCCTGCCACGAGCGACAGGCTTTGAGAAGTCACCGTTCAAGAAATAAACCGCCACCCAGTCTCCGTTCTTGGGTGACACGTTCTGACCTACGGGCATCTCTACGTCCGCCCACACCCCTTCTGCAGGAGTGAGTATGCCAAGGTCTGGAATGGCTATCATCACACGACCCCTACCTTCTGGATCTACGTCCTGCAACACCTTGCCCAGATAGGTCTTCATGTACCGTGTAGCGTTGGCAATGATCTGCCTAATCGTCTCAAACTCGTTCATAGTACCATCCCCGAAGAGAAGAGCACGAAGGAATCTACGATTTCCAAGTCGCAGAAGTATCCGTTGTTGTCCATGGAGTGGGTGACGGACTTGATGTACCAAGTGCGATCCTTCGCTCCGATCCTGTCTGGAAATCCCTGTCCAAAGGTAACGGTCTGTCCTGCTGTCACGTTGATGTCACCGAACATGTGCACCTTGACGGTCAGTCCAGAACCCTGTGGAGCCGTAGTGATTGTATCCTCTATGAAGAACCTCTTCACTTCTTCAAAAGTCTTTACCTTCATGATATCGGCAATGAAGGATGCCTTGTCCTGCATGCTCTCCTGTTGTTGCCATTCTGCGTTGATTGCTTCTTCGTTCAACCTGTAAGTGACTACAGTCTCATCCTTGGCTATATACCTAAAGTACTGGATCTCACCGTTGATCATTCTGGTCTGTACCGCACTGCCCTGTGCGGAATCCAGTGAGTTGTCCTGCCATGAATAGTTGATCACGTTTGCCATGCCCCCACCATATTCAAGGAAACATGGGCTTAAGGCTATCTTCTGCTGAAACAACTTTGTGGAGAGCCTTGAAGGTTCACAGAACACTGCACACTTCATACCCTTCTTGGTTACCCCTATGCGAAAGACACACCTCCATTCGCTTGCCATCCTAGCCAGAAATCTGAAGTTACTCTCGTTGTTGCCCTGCCCTATCTTACAGTCGTTGTTGACAGGTTCAGTCATTCGGTTGAAGTCTATCTCTGCGTCCAGTACGTTCATTTCCTTGAGTACAGAAGCCACCACCTCACCCTTGTTGCCAGTGTTGAAGTACCTGCCGTACATTATCCCACCGTCAGTAGCCTGTCCACGCATGTTGAATACGACCTGTCCGTTGGCACTTCCGCTACCAGACGGACTGTTGACGTAGAAGCGGATCGCCCCACGCTTGTCCTTACTAGTACCCCAGTCAAAGGTGAACTCTACCCCGCCCCTAAAGATACGTGAATAGAGTACGTTGGGATCAAGCATGGAGATGTTGCAGGAATCCATCTCTCCCATGGTCTCTACGACCGAAGCGGATATGATGCGGTTCTGGTTGATTATGTTCGTATCCATGTCAGAGGACTTCACCTGCCACCAGAAATCGTCAAACTGCTTTATCATGAAGGTATCCTCAAACTCTTCAATCTGTTCATGTTGAAGTCATTCTGCGTCAGTTCCTCTACGTTCTCTATGAAGATGTCGTATGCCTTGCTCTCATATCCTTCCCCATAGATGTCAGTCCTTGTCGCTATTTCGTCAAGTTCGTCGTTTTCAGCAATTGAAAGCACTACACTGTCGTCTGAATGTGGTGGGATGGGCAATAGATCCTTGATCTTGACTGACCTGCCCAATGCGTTAGTAAACGTAACTTCTGGTATATCAAAGTATCTCATAGGTATCCCCTCACCATCTGCCATGCCGTCTGACCGACGCCCAGTACCGCAGTTATGTCACGGTAGATTTCCTCTATCTTATACAGGAAAGAGGTCTCGTCTAGAGTAAGTTCAAGGGATACGATACTGTGTTGTGGTAATCCCAGTTCATTAACCATGTTGCTCGTGTGCTGAATTGAGCACTTGGTCACGTAGTATTCCAGTGGCACACTGCCTATACCCCAGTAATAGAGCACTTTGGGATTGTTCGCCCACTGGTTCTTATGCTTCAGACCCAAGAAGCCCCTAGACTTGTTGCGGAGCAGGTTGAACTGTTCTATCAGTCCTATGTTGCCCTCATATCCACGGTTGACTATCGGGATCTGCATGGAGATCTTCCTGTTACCGTTCGCACCCGCACTGACAGGAGCAAAGTTATTGCCCAATATTGGTGTCTCCGTAAAGATCACGTTCTTGTCGTCACCTATCTCACCCTGCGGGATCGTATTGGACGTAATGAGTTGCTTGTTTGTAAGGTCAAATATGAACCATGGAAGAGCCATTACCAACCTCCTAACATCTGTTGTTCCTTGAGCCTGTCTACGAATGACTTGGAAAGACCAGTCCCTATCTGCTGACCTATCGTCTGTGCGTTACCTTCCGTAGCGGTGACGTTGATCGTCACAGTGACAGGAGCAGATATGTTGGACCCCATGTTTGGAATTCCCTTGAAAGCGTATACGTTGTCGGCAGGATTGAGGTTAATGACCTCACCCCTCTTGGTGATCAGTGCGTCATTTACCTCAAAGCTTCTTCCTGCACCACCACCACTTGTCTGTTTCTGTGTGTTTAATTCATCTCCCTTCTCAAAGAGGTCCTTGTACCATTCGTCCGCCCACTGATGCTTTTGCCTTTCCCCATACTGCTTCCACAGGTCTGCGATCTCCGAACCCCTGCCCTTTAAACTATCCCAGTTTGCCGTAAAGATGTCCTTAATCGCTCCCGCCAACTGTCCGATGGTCATGACGGCAGATACGATGGTGTCAAGTACCGTCGCCAGAGCATAGAACGCAGTGAGTAATCCACCACCCAGTATACTACCGATAGACTTAAACGCTCCACGTACCCCACTGCTATCGTTGAGACCCAGTGCATCGAGGAGCCTGTCGAAGCAGTCTACTATATGTTGTAGGGGTGTCATGATGTGCTTCAACGGCTCAAGGAGACCTTCAAAGAATCCCGCTATCGCATTGCCTATAAAGCGGATGATCTTGTCGAAGATTACGTAGATCTTGTCTAGGACGGTCCACAGGCTATGACCGTGATCGTTCAACTTCATCCATGAACTAAGCAGGTCACCGAAGAATCCCAGTACCTTAGCACCAGTCTCTATGATATATGAGAATGTAGGCTGAATCTTCTCTACAAGTGCCTTGATTGCGTCTCCGATAAACAGTGTCATGAATGCTATCTTCACCTGTAAGACACGCATGAACTCCTCTAGTGTCTTGAAACTAGTTCCAAGACCCTTCTGTAGTGAATTCGTGAGGATTTCCACTACGTCCTTAAGTGACTGCCAGAGGGTCTTTACCACGTTAATCACTATCTTCAAGTTGTCAGCTACTGCCGTACCCCACTTGGCAAACAGTGTCCTATGGTCACGCACCCAGTCGAGCATCTTCTGGAGGTATGGCAGGATTAACTGCCTAATCGGATAGAAGAATTCCCTGCTCATAATCTCTGAAGCAAGCTTGAAGCCCTTTCCGATCTCTGGTATGTTGTTCATGATGGACTTAAAGCCCTTGACGAGCAGACCAATCTTGGCGGTGGCGTTCATGATCCCTGCGGAGACAGAATCCTTCATGGTCTTTCCGAAGGAGACCATCTTACTCCCTATGGTAGACATACTCTGCTCCATCTTGTTCACTGCCTTCTGGAAATTCTCTACGTCGAAGGGGAATTTAATCTCTTCGTCTTCCATCTGTCCACCTCTGTCCTTATCCTCTCATACAACCTCCAAGGGAGATGTAGGAAGAAGTCTGCACTAGTATATGTGACGTTACTCAAGCCCACGGATTCCATGAGTAGAACTTCGTCGTCTATGTCTATGGCGTCGAATATGCGTTTAAGCGGAACTATGCCATCTAGTCCGCTTCTAAGTCGAAAAAATTGGTGAGGTCAAGGTCAGCCGTCCACCTGTTCTTACACTTAAGGCACACACATTCAGTCTTACCGACAGGAATGTTGAGTGCCTGCCCCAGTGCACGGAGGTTGCTTACAGACATCTTCTTAAAGATCAAGTCACCGTATAAATTCCTCTCCTTCTCAGAGATGTCCTTTCCGTTCACCTGTAGAATGCAGTTCTTATACGTCTCAAACTGCATGAAAGCGTCGTCGTCTGGATAGACCCTGTAAGCCTTTATGAGGTCTTGAACGGTAGGTCTACGCATGAGCAGTTTCTCACATGAGAACATCACCTCACCAGACTTACTGTTCGTGATGGTGATCTCGTCACAGTCAAACGGAACGTCGTCACCGTCCTGTGGCTCATACTGCGGGAGGGGGTCTGCAAACTCCCCCATGTGCTCTACGATCGCTCCGCACTTGCACTTGTACCTGCCCTCTATCGTGTTGATTCCACGGGTTAGAGCCATACCCGCTATGGCGACTGCATAGACGGTGTCAAACAGTGCACCCTTATAAATTTCCTTGATGGTCTGCCTGTCCTCCACGCCACCGAGTGACTTGGTACAGGACACTGCAAACGCAAGGAACGCTGAATACATGTCTCCGTTCGCACTGACCCTCTTCACTTCCGCAATGTCCGCTCCAGACATTTCACGGAGTTCCACGTCTTCAATGTCTTCACCTTTATACCTGATCCTAACGGGCAATTTCATGAGACTTCTCCTTAATTTACTGGTGTTATGTCATATGGAAGCAGGCTTACGTTGATACAGGCATAAGTCGGGCTTCCTGCGTCGAATTCGTTTTCAGAGAACTTATTGCATTCTACTGCTGACCAGAGTTCCCTGTCATATTCCGTACCGTCTGCGTCACATCTGATGATGGTAACGTCGTGAGTTTCCTTCTTGTGAAAGTAGTCCTTGAAGAACTTGCGTGTATTCGTGTTCCTGCGGGTTTCATACGTCAACTGTACTTCGGGCATGGTGGTCACACCAGACTGTATCTTGCGTATGCGATTGAAGGTAGGTACGTCTATAGTGCCGTTCTCAAGTGGCACATCACCAAACTTCGTAAGACCCTCTATTTCCTCACCGTCATAGAGCACCTTAATCTTACCTGCCATAGATCCGTTCTGCATATCTGTTTCTCCTTATCTAAGAAATTAAAAGAGGTATTTTCCTTGCATTCTGGAAGCCTAGGTGGTACTTGAATATTCCCAAACCCCAGAGAGTGCAAGGAAGATACCTTCCTGTGTCTTTACGATACCGTCTTGTATATAAGACCAACTCCAACCTTGATACTGCCTGCGGGAGCAGGGAACATGAACCAGATGTCGATGTTCCTCTCACCTGCCTGCAGGGTAGCCACACTGTTGTTTGAAGCGTCTGCGATTACCTCAAACGCATCCTCTGTGGTGGACAGTGTGCCGTCTTCCTTCTCATACTGTCCGAAGGTCTCACCTTCCTTAGTTGAGCCGTTGCTACCAGACCGCCATAGCTTGTTCATGAACTGCAATACTGCCATCCTGTCCTCACGGACGTTGGCTATGGTGTTCGGTGTGTTCTCACTGTCCTGCAGGGATTCCACGCATGACACCTTGATGAAGTTCCTCTCTATCACTGCGTTGGAGTACCTAAACTCCTTGGCGGTGGACGGAGTGAACGCATTGCGGAGTATGAACCCCTTGCCCTTCAACTTCTGTATAACGTTGATTCCTGCGTCGGCAAGGTCTGTTCGGTCTTCGTCCTTGTCTGCGGTATAGCCGATCACGGAGTTTATGCCTACCATCACACAGTTCTTTCGGGCAGGCGATGAGTGAACTCCGTTCTGCATGATGGAGTAGATCCACTCACCCATGACGTGACCCACACACGGTATCTCACGGTCTGGAGCGATGGAAGAAGTACTGAAGGGATTCGGTACACCGAGCCAGTTACCCACGATCAGTGCGTCCACCTCATTTGACCTCTGGAAGAAGTTGCCGACATTGATCATGTCCTGCTTTTCCTCCAGTCCGTACTGTGCCACCAGTACCGCTATCGGATTGTCGTCACGATCCTTGCAGTACTGCTCCAAGGCTGACTGCACTTGATCGTTTGCAGTCTCACAGAGTGCCACCATGCGTATAGGCAGGGTGTCAAACATCTGGAAGTAGGGCTTCCAAGATTCAACGCTTACAGGCATAGTGCCTGTAGTACCGCCAGTGAGGTATACCAGATCTGCTGACACTGGAAGCTTGCTTGCCACTACCGTAGTGGTGGTGTTGACCTGCACCTTGATGTAGGAGGACTGTCCAAAGACCTGTGCGACGTAGTGATCTGGATCGTCCACGTTGAGCGTACACCAGACCTCTCCAAGCGTCTTGTCTACCTGTGAGACGATGCCTGTCAGTGACTTGCGGTATGTCCGAAGCCTAAAGCCCATGCCCTGCAACACGTAGTCTGCTACGTCTGCCATGGTCACTGCGTCTGCTACCGTCACGGTCTTGTCCGTCTCTGACATGGCTACGATGGTGGTATAGGTGTCAGCACCCGTGTCTGCACCGACGTAGTGTGCACGTACGATGTCACCGACGTGAAGCCCCGCACATGAATCTACGGTAAACACCTTAGTGTCGTATGCGAGTACAGGGGTCTCAAAGTAGGCTCCCTGTTCAATCGTATATCCCGTACGGTTGGCAAAAGTGCCGTATTCGTCCTCTCCAAAGTAGGCAGACTTGATGGTCAGTACGTCTTCGTCCGCACCGTTCTTGGCACTGGAAGATGCCTGTACCGCATCCTTTCCGACAGGTGAGAGCACGAAGATGGAACCCGAAGACCCCTTGAGGTTGGCAAAGAATCCGTTCAGACAATCCCATCCGTAGTAGTTCTTGTTGGTCTGCTCACCGAAGACTGCCTTGCCCTCTATGTCAGACCTCAACTGGAAAGCCTTGTTGTACTGCCTGTCAAAGTATCCTATCAGACCCGCTATGCTAAAGTCTGCGAGGACTACTGACCTCTCCTTCTTGGTGGGAAGATTTGCACCATAAACACCCAATCTCCTCATCTTACCGCTCCTTTATTTCAAAGTACTTGGCATACCTGCCCAAATTGATTCCTGTAACGTCTAAGGTGTCACCTTCTGTGCCACAGGCATTCCATCTGTACCACTTGCCACTGATCTTAAATTCCCTTGGTTGGGAAGCAAGGTTTCTAGCGTAAGTGCGTCTCTTCTTAGGGTTGGGAGTACTGTTCTTACCTTCCCCGATCCCATTTGTATTGTCTGCCATAACATCTCCTCTTGCAAAGTAATCTCTATGCTATAAGCCACTGACGGCTGAATTTCCAGATAGGTAGAAGGTTCGGTGTCCACTGCCGAATCCGTCCACTCAAAGGTAAACCTCTTGCCGTTGACCCAGACCTTGTTTCCCTCCAGAAACTGTCGCACGTAGGTGGCTACCGCCTGCACCATCTCTGGTGATCCGCCCACTACCTCTATGCGGACAGTCCACTTCTCAAACTGCGTACGCTCCTTGACGTAGGCACTGTTGCCGAACACCCTGTAAGGCTCCCTGCGGATCGCCCTAAGGTCTGGTGTCGGTGAGGAAAACCAGATTACCACTGACGGCAACTTGAGGTCTTGGTCATAGTACCCTATGGTGATGGGTGTTACGAGGTAACATTCACCTTGGTAGTCCTCAAGTATGTGGTTTCCCGCCTGCGTGTCCTCCAGTGTAGCCACGTCTCCCGCCAGACCCTTGATCTGGTGTCTGTGGTCACCTATGAGGATCACTGCCCCCTCCACTACGTTCGTAATGTCGGGCAACGTCACCTTCCTGTCACCCATCTGCACTGAAACCTGCCCAATGGGATAGTAGGGGAGTTCCATCTTCATGAAGCCCTGTAGTACGTCCTGTGGGAGTTCGTCTATCACTGCCCTCAAGTCGTTGAGGATCAGCACGTCGGCTTCATCCGAAAGCACCACTATGTCCAGATGTTGGAACGGTCTGTAGGGGATCGTCACCGTGTCGTAGTCTCCTATGGCTACCTCAAAGGTCTCACCGTCCACCTTCAGTCCGTAGTGGGCTTCTCCCCTCTTCTTCAGTGTCTTCTGCGGATGCCACAGGCTACATGCGTTGATGGCGAGGTCTATACCCTCACCCAGATCCTGTACTGGTAGGTGTATCACCTTGCCACGAGAACCCTCTGGTATGTACACCTGCAGGCTAGCGGGTAGCCTGCCCACGTAGTCTGGTATCTCACAGAGTATCGTCCTAAATTCCGTCTGTACGTCACCCAGAGAGGTGAGGGAAGAAATCAGTCGCTCCATTCACCCGTCCTCAAGTAACGGTTGATCGACTTCACCATGGACTTGTCACGCTCCTTGATGTCCTTCAAGACCCGCTCATATGCCCTGTGCATGGCAGGTCTTGGCGGGATGCGTCCACCGTTCTTCAACACGCACCCATATTCGTGTATCATCAGCAAGCCGTGGTTGTCTATCTCACTGTCGTGATGCTTGCCTGTCATGCGTACCACGTATCCCTTCGAGGTACGGAACTTCCGCATGCCCTTGATGTAGGTGTAGGCTCCTTCCATACCCAGACCATAGAGCGGGTTCTGTGGCTTAGCCATGCCCAAGCGGATCTTCCGCCTAATGGTAGCGTCTGACAGGGGAGTAAGCTTAAATTCGTCGTTCAGCAGTCCAGACTTCCAGTACTCTATGAATGCGTCTGCATCCTTCTTGCGGAAGGATTCCATATGGTCTTCGTAGACCTTGGGCAAGCGTCTGATCCTAGCCTGTACTGCCTTTACGTTCTGACTGTACTTCATTTCAGTGCAAAGGTCACGTAGGTGGGAGTTCCATTGATACGGTCGGTGAACCCTACCTGCGATACCTTCATCTCCTTTCCGTCCAGTGCTACGGTCATGCGTGATATGTCAAACTCGTCGAGTATCAAGTCGTCGAGATCCAACAGTCCGAGGTCAGCCCATTCCAAGGCTGACGTATAGATGAGTGCTGAAGCTTCACCAGAGAGACCCGCCTTGGTCATAGCCTTCTCGTCTGGATTTCGGTTGATGGGATAAGCACTCACTTGGAAAGACTTCAGACTGTGACCGATAACCGTACCTAGAGTACCCCTCTTAAGGTCTGCTTCTGAACGTAGGAAGAAGTCTAGATGTTGCCCCCATTCACGGCAGACGTTGCGTACGTCTACCAGAGCCTGCCGTCTTTCCAAGTCAGTCCTCATATCATACCCACCACATGCTTCTGCAGGAGTTCATATGCGTTGCGATCCAGTTCCTGCCGTATGTCGTTATACTTGCCACGAGCACCGTAATTCCTGCCGTAGCCCTGTACGTTGAGACTACCGCCACCAGTGGTAGACCCGATGAACCCCAGTACGAAGCTAGCCGTAAGCAGGACGCATGCCCTGTGCACGTCGGCATATTCCCCACCGTAGGTGTAACGTACCTTGACCAGAGGTGGGAAGGAACCCATCAGTATCCCCTGCTTCTTGTCTACGTCGAAAGTGCCACCGTCCACTTCCAGTATGTCTATTATGTCACGGTGTGAGAGGTAGACCCTGCCATAGTGAGACTGTAACTGTTCCTCACATTCCGTAGCTTCCAGTGGAGCATAGCGGAGCACTATAGGCTTGACCTGCTCCTCAAAGGTCTTGTCTATGAAACTGTCGGTCACGTAATCGTAAACCTTCACCCTAAGCGGGAGTTCAGTAATCGGTCTCTCACAGACCACCTCAAAGTCAAGTGAGGTAATCCTGCCGTAGGGAGTTTCATCTCCTACGTGTATGCCACTGGTATCGCACGTAAGCTTGCCGTCTGCCAGTATACCAGACTTCATGACGAGGTGTGAGGTGTTGAGTTCATAGGCTTCTAGGAGTTCCCTTACTTCACTGTGCATTACAGATCACCATCCCCACCGTCGCCAGTGCCGTCAGTATTAGTGAGGTCACACCCACTGTCCGCCAGACTTTCAAGGATTGCTGACATTTGTTCATATCTTGCTCTAATTGCCTGTAGTTGGCTTCGGAGTTGAGATAGAGTAGTGACATGTTCCGATAGGCATCTTCCAAGTTCGCTATTTGTTTCTGTTGCTCTTCGGTAAGTGTCTGCATACCGTTCGTTTGCTCCTCTAGCGTATTCAAGATCAGATCTATATCTATCCAAGGATCGCTTGAGATCTCTGTTGGTATAGTACTGGATTCCTGTGAGTACGAAGAAAAACAACAACAGAGCAATAGCAACAAAGTTAACAACCTTCTTCCACATGTCATACTCCTAGTCCTCCCGACACCACGTAGGCAATTAGGGCAGAGATGAGGGAAGAGATTAAGGGAGCGAGCCACATGTTTGCAGTCTGCTTCTTCAGTTCCTTGAGTTCCTTGATGGATTCCTCCACGTTGGTCAGCCGTATGTCCTGTTGGGCATTGTTCAACTGCAACTGGTAGAGTTCATCGAGTTTACTGTCGATCTGATCCAATCTCTTCTCCACTTCTGCATCCATTACGCCACGTCCTCAATCTCAAGTGTCGGTGTAAGTACCACGTTGTGTACCACTTCAAGGGCAGAAATCGGGTAGGTGTTGAGGAGTTCAGTAAGTCTTGCCTTTACCGCTTCATCGTTACCCGAAAACCTTGAACCGTCCGTATTAGTGTGATAAGCGTATTTCTTATCACTGGACTTGATTAGAATGCTATACATGCCCTGCATGTTCTACCTCCTATTTGTATCTGTTAATGGACCCCAATCACGATTTTGTGAAAGTAACGTCTCCACTTTCATCCCTAGACACCACTGCATCGTCAATGTTGATACTCGTGTCACCCACTGAAGTTATCTTCGAAGGGCTGGCACTTCCATCAGGTCCACCACTGTCATTTTCAAGATAAGCGTTGTCACCAACCTGTGGACTTTCAGACAGTGTGAAATAACCCATATGCATATCTTCATTGTACCAATGGTAAAAAATATACGTATTGGCAGTCGGTGAAGGGATGTTACTCAATGTGACTGTAGTCTTCTTCATGGCATCCTTACCCGAAGTAGGTGTAACCTCTACAGGTGCAGAATAAGTAGAAGCATCAATGGTGACTGCCTTGTTGTCTTCAAGGACTACGTCACCGCCACCAGATTCCACCAACGCATTGAACCGAGATGCCAACTGTAGGTTCTGCATCATCGGATTTGAGCGGTCTATTGCCTTAACAAGTGTATCCGAAAGCTTCTGTTCCATCTTTCCTTCCTTTGGTGTAGCCCATTCCCTCAAAGTCCTTTACGAGCCACTGTGGGATCAAGGCTACACCATCTTTTATTTCTACGTGATAACCGTTATAGTCAAATTCTGCATTGATGGGGTCAGCGGTAGTACTGTCTGGGTGGAACATCCGCCATAAGGTTTCATCCCGTTCCTCCCTCTGCTCCTCTCTGACCTCCATCTTGGGAACGGTCACCTCTTTCCTTAAGGCGACCAGTTCCCTGCGGGTTACCAAACTCACTTTGTACGAAGACCCCTGTGCATGTAGGAAGTTGCTTCGAACGAATCACAGAGAGCGAGGTAAGACTTAACCATGAACGGGATGTTGTCGTCCGTGATGGCAAGTGGTGTCATGGTTACCAGACCACCGAACTTGTCGCCACCTGCGTTTGTATATGGAACCTTGCCGAGACCTTGATACTTGTCCAAGTCCCAGAGCATGACTGTTTCTGGAGCCACACCGCCTGTAGCTACGAGCGGGAGGTCATTTGCCATAGCGTCCGTTACTGAAGCAGTGATGTTCGGGTCTACGAAAGTTCCCTCTGCCACTACCTTGAGTGTCGGGTTCTTTACTGAAGGATCTGTAGTGATCTCTACTCCCGTAACGTCTGATACGTAAGTACCAGTGCCGTCGTATGTGGAAGCAGGAATTACTGCAACAAGCTTCTCTGATCCCGTGGTCTTTCCACAGTAAATCTTATAGTAGGAAGCGTTGTCCACGGCAGTCCATGTCAACTTTGCAGAGTGCAGGCTGTCCGCATATGTGTTGGTTACTTCTGTAGAAGCGAGCGTTTCACCGTCGAGTGTGACCGCTGACACTTGGAAGAAGTAGTTGCCTGCGGGAACCGTTCCTTCTCCCGTCGCTACCAGTGTTACAGTACCGATGGTAGTACTGTTACCGCCCATGTCCGCTACAGGAAGGATCGGGATGTCACGGTATGTGGCAAGTCTCCAACCACCGTTGATCTCTACGTGTCCGAGAGTTCCTGCATTTCCCTGCATCAAGCGTACGTTGGTAAGCAGGCGGGAGACTAGAGACTGCATCTCTGGTGACATCATGAGCACCTTGTTGTGTCCTGCACCGTTTCTGCGGATGTTAGCGTCGATCATGTCGTCGAGGAACTGAAGGTCTGTCGGTACCGTACCGCCACGGACTTCGTTAACACGGTTCGTCTTGATGATCTTGTCCAGACCGTCGAAGCTATACTTGTTGGATCCTGCGTTACCAAACTTGAGGGCATTGATAATGTCATATACGTGTGCCTGCAAGTGGTTTTCCATTTCCGCAGTAGAAGCGTCGATAAACTTCTTTGAAGAATCCTGCAGGAAGTTGGTTACTGCACCCTTCCTACGGAGGATCTTGAGTTCCACTGAAGCCCTCTGATAGCTACCCTGTGAAGTAGGTGTGACTGCACCTTCACCCATAAAGCCACCCGCACGAGGTAACTTGATCAACCTGTTGAAGTCATGCCACTTCTGGTTGTCAAATTCGGGCTGAATGACTGCCATTTCTGGTGAAAGACGTACCACTGTGTTAGTGATGATCTTCTCCAACTTCTCTGGGATGAGTGCTTCACCCGATCCCGCCTGTGTAGTGAGTGCTTTCTGTATGAGGGATTTCCTCTGTGCACCCAAAGCGTTGTACTGTTCGATTAAACCTTTCATCGTAATCTCCTATAGTTTACTTAGTTTCCAAAGAGGGATGTCAGCACGTCGGAAAGGTCTCCCTCCCTCTGTGCGTTCTGGGCACTCTTGTTAACGATAGTCCTTGCCCTGTCCAGAGCCTGCGTACTCTTACGTACTGGAGAAGGTGTACTTACCATACCGAAGCCTTCCAACATACCTTCTACACAGGTAGTAAGGTTGTCTACCTTTCTCTCAAGGCGGGCATAGTTGTTGGCTGACTTGCGTACCTGCGTCTTACCCGTGAGGTATGACTTCAAGACTGCCAGTGCATTCTCTACGTCTGTGTCCTCTGCATTCATACGCTTGTCTGCATCATTGTTCGCCACTTCGTCTGGAGTAGAAGACTTCTTGACTGTACCGTCGTCGTCTTCATCGTCGCAGGCTTTCATAACGTTCTTATCGTCGTCACCTTCTGGACTTGGTTCGGGCACTTCTGCTACGTCGTCTGGATCATCAGACATAGCTACGTCCGCTTCGTCCGTTGCAAGTTCATCCGTGTCTTCAGAGACTTCTTCTGAATCCAACTGTTCAAGAAGAGAACGGATATTTCCCAAAATTGCCTTCTCTTCTGGTGAAAGGGCTTTATTTACCTTAGCCTTTGTGGATCTTTTCATTTCGCCACTCCTTGTAGTTTTGCCCACTTTGAAATCTCAATCTTCAGTTTGACTATGGTGTCACCATCGCCCTGTGAAGCCGAATATGGACTTGCCACATCGGTAGAAGATCCCTGTACAAAGAGGGCTTGATTATTCTTTATGTAGTCGACCATAAGGTCAACATACTCACCCAATACTGATCTGACTTCTATCTCTATATCCTGCGGATCTGCATCCTGCAACTCCTGCACTGTAGTCTGCAGGGTAGGCATCAACACTGCCTGCAATATGTCTGGATTGATCTCGTCGTCGTAGTCCGCCAACTGTTCACGAATGGTCTTACGTTTTGTCCATTCGGGAGTTTCACCGAGAGCCTTGTACACGGCATGAATGACTGAATCTTGGTAAGCGGGTTCGGGTACTACCACCACACCCTCAAGCACTATGTCGTCGATGATGCCGAAGTTCTCCTTCTTCTCCACCATTCCATTCTCGTCGGGAACGTAACCCTCAATCGAGAAGCCCTTACGACGTGGCTTCCTGTAGGGTGGAAATCCGTTCAACTGCTTCCATAACTTGTCTGCGGTTTCGAGAGACTTCGTGTCTACCTTATCACTTTCATCATATAGGCGGAACTCTACGATCCAGTCACCCTTTTCGTCGAGGTGGAAATCTGTAAGAATTCCAATGTCTTCACTAGCCTTAACTCCGTGAACGTCAGCGTAGAGCAGGATGTCACCCTCATTACACTGCCTTACAATACTGTCAATACAATGTTGGGTGAGACGCTCTCCGTGCTGATCGATACGAGTACCAGAAGCTATCCCACATACATAGCGATGCTTCACTCCGTCTACTGATTTTTCAACGAGAGAAGCATCCGATTGTCTTGTATGGATGGAAATCTTCTTCATTTAGAACCCCATATTCTTAGTAACAGGAGCAGACCTCATATCACGATAAGATTTATTAACATTGTTTAGTAAATGGTTATTTATAGCCATACCTTTAATAAACCTGTATGCATGTTTGTAATTTTCGGGTGTGTCTTCAACACCCGCTTTATCCATGTAGAAGTGTACTATCTTGTCAAATCCTTTCCTGTCTGCAGGAACAATCTTTCCATCGCTTCCATATGAGATTTTTGGTTCTCCAACAAGACCACCCTTTAGTTCGTTACTGCGTCTTGTACCAAACAGTCTTTCAGCGTCTTCATCGTAAGTAGTAAATACCTTGTCTATTGCGTCATTCACATCATGTTTCGACATATCCTTTGTTGCCGAAGTTTCGACAAGATCTTCTTCAGTGATCTCACCATACTCTTCAGCAGGAGCAGATTGAGAGAGCATTTCAGTCTGTCGCTTCTTGCGTTCATCGATGTCACTAATCTGTTGTAATTCTTGGATTTGATCTGCGGTTAAAGGTTTCTGCCTTTTGTCTGATTGCCATTGGTGAGAATCTTTATTATAACCACTGATTCTTTTCCAACCGTCATTGGTCTTTTGCCAATCGCCATCTTTACGATGGCTGATATGACCTTTTTCATAAGCCTTGTTTACAAGTGTCTGCTCAGTATCCTTCAATACGTCGATTCTCTTCATACTTCTATTATAACACACCTTCGTCTCGTTGTCAAGTATTTAAAAGAAGGGGAAAGCATTGTGTGGTGGGAGAAATACAATGCTTTTACGGCACTACCCAACCCCTACATTTTAGTTTTCATGAGAGGACTAGAGATTAATGAATCCCATTTCCTCCAGTTCAGCTTCAAACTCTGGTGTGGGTTCATCATACCCAAGAGACTGCACTACTCCAATACCCTTCTCACAGATCTGGTATTCACCGTCAGACTGCTGACAGTATAGAAGGTCTCCGCACCGCATGATCGGGATCATTAATCCCTCACCGTTATCATTGATTGTCGCCATTATCATCCTCCAACTGATCGTCTGGTCCTGTGGTTATGGACTTCTTACCACGACCACAGACAACGTATACTTCTAGAGGTTTAGAAGATTTATGCATGTCAGCCAACTTACTAGCATAGTCTCCGTAAATACCCAATGCATAAACCAACTCACTATTAAGAGTTTCCTCTTCTTCCCTCTGTTTCTTAAGTTTCTGATACTCTTTATCCTTTTCTTCTACATCTTTTTCTAATTTATCATAGTCGTCTCTTTCATCTTGACTTAAATAACGCATGCTACCCCTATAGAGACTATCTCTCATTTCTTGTCTAGTCGGTGATAGATTCTCAAGATCCCACCCCTGTTTTTTTAACCATTTGTCTGCTACATATTTATTCATAGCACCCTTAATGTCATTATACCTATTCTGCGATTCATCGTACTTAGATTGAATCTCACTCTTAGGGGTATTATAGATGTTATACTTGGCGATCAGTTCATTTTCACGCTTTGCATTTTCATAGTTCTTACGCATGTTAGCCAACTGATCGTATCGGCTAACTGGGTACTCCTCGTTCTTGGTGAAGTAAGGAGACTTCTTCAATTCGTCAGAGACGAACGGATTACTAGCAGGATCAAGATGCCTACCGTATTCATTATGGAAGGTAATACCATGAGGAGAGAGTTTAGGCACACTATTTTCAAGTGTTCGGATATGATCGCTTAACTCCCTCCGTTTTTCCGCAGATAATCTCTGCAAATCACTTGTATTCCATGGGTTAAAACTTATTATTTCTCCATTACTATACCTGTTGATTATTCCTTCCATTTCATCATCGGTGAGACCATATTCCTGCTTGATTTCAGAAGCAACCCGCTCTCTTGCTTGAGGAATACCCTGCATTACTTGATTTCGCCACTTGTAGAAACCGTCATAGTCCTTGTACTCCTTTTCAGTCTTGTCAACCTGCGCCTTATAAGACTTCTCTAAAGGCTTCCTCTTGTCAAGGAACATCTTCATGGTAAGCCTACCGCCTGTCTTCTTTTGAGCATCCCGCCAACGCTCAAACTGTGATTCAAACGAACTACTCCATGTTGAGCCTATGCCCTCTACAGGATTTAAAAGTCCTCGACCTTTATAATAATTGAGTACTTTAGGATCTGAATAAGACTGATCAATCTTCTTTCTTTCTGCTTCATCGGGCAATTCAAGATCACTAAGAAGAGATCTGTCAATGGGATAGTAGTCAGGAGCAGTGTCTTTAATATCAGAATATTGCTTATATAGATCAGACTTCTGCCATGCTTCTTCTACCTTTTTTTTCCATTCTTCTCTTACTTTATCATTGTTTGCATGACTAATACGACCATTCTTGATCTTGCTGAAGAAGTCCTGTATGTTGTCCTTATAAAACTGCTTCTCCCATGCTTTTATTTTACCGTTCAAATCCTGCACTTCTGATTGTGCTTTTATTAAAAGCATTCTCTCTTTTGCTGAAAGATAATTGCTACCATAAAAAATAGGATCTCCATTATCATCTTCAACGTTATATTTGAGATTCATCGCATTCGGATTGTAAATACTTGCAAGATCTATGTCTTTAATCTTGTTATACTGTTCTTTTGCATCTTGGTTGTAATATGCCACTCTGTCTATATGAGCGTCTGCAGACTTATCTATATCAAAATTACTGCCACCTTCCTGCACTGACTTAATGTAGAAGGATGGACTACCCGTAAGGAGTTCAAAAGCTATGTTTTCATTGCCATGAGCATAACCCTTGGTGTTGTGATGGAACATACCTATCGAATTGTCCATGTAGTCGTCACGCTCTATGATTAGTTTAATGGAGCGTCTATCCGCTCCAAAACCCTTCGTCCAAGATGATGAAGCATACTGATCCGCCACCTCCTCAAACGAGGTAACTGCCGTACATCCTGTAAGTTCTATAGTGTCTACTTCACCCGCCAGAATCTGCTCATACTGTTCTGCGTCAACCGTCATACCACGGTAGAAGTTCGGTACGTTCTCCCTTGACATATCAGGATGCTTGAGTTTCTCCTGTGCATACTTACGGAGACCCAGACCCTTGATGAGACTGTGCATATACATACCGTCTGAAAGTTGCTGATCATACTTGGCTAGTTGACCATTCTGCATCTTATCAATCGGCTTCCAATCTGGAGCGTTGACAAGGGCTACAGAAAGTGCCGTATCATTGGTAGTATTAGCACTACCCCAATGACCACCCTTTATCGGGTCTATCTTCTGTATGAGTTCGTCATAGCACTGGTCTGTAATCAGTCCGTCTTCTGTATACTTGAGAACCACATCACCGTTTCTGGTGTGGACTGTCTCATTTTCAAGGCGAGAAACGTCACCCACCAAGTCCGTGTTGTGGAGGATGTGCATGTCCTGTTCCGTGAATTCCTGCTTGCCCTCTGTCTTGATCTTGACACCTGTATCTCCTTCCTGCAATTCCTTCACTATTTCCTTAAACTTGTCCACCTTCTCCGACCACTTTAAGGATTTGGGATCGTCTACCCCATGAGCATGCAGAAGGTTTAACAGTCCACCCTTAGTCAACTGATAAAGACCCTTCTCACCATAGACACCAATTATGTCTTCAGCATCCTTACTGGACTGACCCTCTATCTCCTGCCAGTCCTTCTTACCGTCACTATCTGTATCAGTCTTCTTCTTAGCGTCCTGTGCGTCCTTGGTTCCTGCCTTAGCCCAAGAATAAGTTCCAGTCTTGACCCACCTACTACCATCTGGTCTAACCTTCTCCTCTCCTATTTGGTATGGCTTGCCTGTAGCAGGATTAATCGAAGCCGAAGCCTTTTCAACAGGAATATGTGAAGCACTCTTGTGCATTTCATTATATGTGGCTTCCTCTTTGGATCTTTTACCCTCACGAATAGCCTGTGCAACATCTTTCGGGGCTAAACTAGGATCATAGTCATATGTGTCTGTCACTTTGAATCCCAACACATGAGAATAAAATGGCACAAGCCAACCATAACACTCCAAATGATCACCACCCATAGCCTTTGCAGTTCTCAAAGCGTCTGCACTACTCTTTCTATTAGGATTGTCTTTAGGTCTATAGTCTCCGACCACGGATTGTATATAACCATCTTTTCTCACTGCAACCAATGTGTAACCATCTGAAGAAAACAATCTGCAATCTTTCAAATCGTCTTCGGTAACCTCGGAAACACCAAAACCATCTACCTGTTTATCCTTAAGTTCCTTTAAACGACGTGCAAACCAAGTTTTATCGCTAATTTCTGCAACTCCGTTTGCGAAGCATCTGATAGGTGTAGGAAATCCACTATCTCTCCACACCCCAATAATCCGCTTTGCCAAATCGGGGCTAGCCTGTCTACCTGCGTTCCCATCGCTTCCGCCACCGCTTCCGCTTCCTTTGTTTTGAGCCAATGATTCATCAGTTGATTGTCCATCTCCTGTTTCTTTTCCTTTGGGAGTTGTTCCCACTCCTGTAGTGTCATTTTGACCTCCTTGATAAGGCTTCCAAGAGCCATCATTCTGCTTCTGCCATTTACTACCGTCTGCATGGGTAGAAACATGCCCAACTTCATAAGCCTTAAGGACTTGCAAAGATTTGTATACTTTCAAATTTTGGTATAACGATTTCCATGCTTCATTAATTGCCATCTCCTCCACTTCTATCTGATAACCACACTGACAACCTATTACCTCTGAAGCAGGAGCGTTCGGATCGTGCGGATACATGAGACCAATAGAAAACGGCTGATTGAAGAGCACCCTCTCACCGTCTATCGCCTTGTGCGTCGGTCTTGGCACTTTAACGAGGTGATCGTGGTGTATCCACCTCTTAGTTACCCGAAGCCTGTTTGGATTGCGGGCTATCAGTTCACGCACATATTCCGCCTTAGACAGATCAACGGAGGATCTAACCTCCGTTACTGCTATCATCTTAGCATGAGATGTGGTATAGGTATTGAACGTGTCCTTGATTGACTGTTGCATCTGATCAATCGCCTGCTCCGTATCGTTAGGATTGTCGGTGATCGCCTTACGAAGTCCACGAGTGAGGACATCCCTCAAGGTGTCCGTGATCATCTGACCGTCCTCTGCTCCCTTCCTCACCGTTACGTCTGGTATGGCATATTCGGGCAGTTCCACTATACCATCCTTGATACTATCTGCAAAGGCTTTCTTCATGCGACGGTTAGAAAGGCTCCCCATCTTCTTAGAAGCACGAGCCACGTTATCCTGTACTATTGCCTGTATGACCTGTGTATAAGTAGCACCCTTGATGTCTACTCCGTATTTCTTAGCCAGTTTCCTAAGAGTTAACCTGTATCCTGCCATGTCTATTCCTCTTCATATGGTTCATCAAGCACGTTGATAGCGTTCAAAGCTTCCTGTGGAGAAGAAGCATCCTTTATCCGTTCCTTCATTTCCTTGCGTACCTCATTGAAGATGAGCACCAAGTCATTCTTGAAAGGAGTGACGAGTTCCGCTTCCTCCTTCCTAGTCATGGGTTCTATTTTCATAATCCGTCAGCCCCCTGCATCATCGCTAAAGGATTCTGCGTCATTTGATTGGCTTGAGCACCATTCGGCTTGTTGAACTGATCGTCTGGGTAAGGATCTTCACCCAAATCCTTAGTACGGATCTCGTTGACGCTAAACAGTCCTGTCTGAAGCTTCTCACCCGCTTCACGGATCTTCTTTGCGTCAGTGTTCTGCTGATCGTACTTGAACTCATATCCACTACCAAAGCGGAACGGCAGTATGCGGAGGTTCCAGAAGTTCTCCAGACTCTGGATCGTCGGGAAGATTCCCTTATAGAGGTCATATCGTTCCTGCGTTTCAGATGTCTCACGACCGCTTGTAGCGTCAGAGCCTGTTAGGTTCAATTCCGCATTGGAAGCCCCGAAAACGATACCCACCTCTTCACGGATCATCTTCTGCCGTTCATTCTGCTGACCGAAGGTATCTGCACGAGAAATGTCAACTGCTACAGGTGTACCATGCCCTGTGATTATCCGTACCGCTTCCTTACGATATTCGTTTATCTGGGATTCAAGACGCTTCTGTTCATCCTTGTCCATCGGAGTGTCAAACTTCTCACCGATAGCACCCATAACACTCGTATCACCGAAAGCCAACAACTTACTGGGCTGATTTGATCCGTCTGCCATGATTGCACACCGTTCATCGAACATGAGACTTTCCGCTACCTTGTTAACCAGTGCTTCCAGTGGAACGCTACCATAGGGATCATTGGAATTCGGAGCATAGCGGAGGTATTCCACCTCATTCTGATAGTACAACTGTGGATGAAGGTTATCAGCTAACTGTAAGTATGCGACAGGATCACCAACATACTTGCCTGTAACTGGAACAGTGCTTCCACCCGCAAGGCAGTAGACGTTTTCAATCCTACCCATCTGCACCTCTTTATAGGGTACTGCATTGCCGTGTATGTGCAGGTCAAAGACTATCTCCTTGGTCAAGTCTTCGAAAGTCTGCTCTTGATTGGGCTGACGAAGCCAGTCTTCAATTTCCGTGCATTTGTCTTCATTCATGGTCTTAATCCTACGTGACCATCGTAAGAGGGCACTGTCGAAATTAGACAGATCCAGTTTGATGTCGGGCAGGTAACGCATGATTTCTTTTAAACAACGCACCCGAATGCCAAATTCCTTAGGGTTCTGACCGTCGTTTTCTTTAAAGATCTGCTTAAATTCCTTGAGAGACTGGACAATTCGATCCTCCTCCTTGCTCTGCCTAACCACCCGCCATGCCATTCCTGCCACACGGTTCATGCGACCTGTAACAACACCAAAGACAGGAGCACATTTCTGGAACATCGCCAAACGTTCTGCCACAGTAAGTGTGAAGAGCGGGATTTCGTATTGTGCAGTCTGTACCTTACCCTGCTTATCTACCGCCCACCTGTTCATTACCGCATAAGGATCTCTTACGGTAATTCCACGTCTATTCTCCCTATTCTCAATAGGAGCCGTCACTGGAGATTCTGCCAGTTCCATTCCGCCTAATGGTATCATATACTACTCCAATTTCCCCAAGATTCTTCTTGCTACTGCCATGTAGACTTCTGCAAACAAATAGTGGTCTGCTCCATCGCCTACCCAATCATATTCATTCCTAGCTTCATTAAACACTCGTGTCAGTTCCTTCATGTGATCATAATAGTGCTTGATGGTCTGTGCGTTCTTCGGAAGATAGCACCTCTTCTCGTCAAACTTAGCCTTCACACTGTCTATAAGTTCAGTTCGGTTTACACTGACCGACATATTCTGTAAATTCAAATTGTCCTGTGCACGAGCGGACTGGAAGAAACAACGTACCCACCCCTTCCACTGTGCAACACGCTTGGACAATCTCTGTTCGGGCATTGCGTCTATAACACCCGCTACTATGTTAAAGTTGTGACAGACCCAAGCCAACTCGTCAATGTCACGCAACTCTCCAAAGAAGACTGCCTTCTCACTACCATCGGGCAAAATCTCATTGACACGACAGTGTAATACCGTACCAACGTCAACACCTGCTATGCAGGGTCTCTCACACTTGTTCGGGAGTATGTAGTCCGCAATGCACTGGTTGAGGGTATCATCCGTAAACTTAGCTCCCTTCGGTGTATAAGGTAATCCTAGGTCAGAGTTGTAGAAGCGAGCCATTGCTTCATCATTCTCAAGACCCTTATTGAAGGCATCACACAGATCCTTCACGGAAACCAACGTAGAAAACAACTTAGACACGTGATAGTATGACTTGTCTGCACCACGGTTGGCTGACACCCACTTACCGTCCGCCCTCAAGTCTAAAGGCTTTCCACATTCACAGATAGCCAACACATCACGCTTACTGTCACGATCCCATTCTACATCCCTTAAAGTCCAGACGCTATCCTCCACCTGCTCTACTACGTGCTTGAAGAAGTCTGGGTGTACCCATTTCCCACAGTGAGGACACTTGACAAACCACTCATATTGCTTGCTATCTTTCCAGATCTTGTGTATGCCGTAATCCGCTATGGTAGGGTTGGCAACTATGAACTTAGTGCGATACTGGGAAGCAGAAAGGCGATCGTCTACCATAAGGATGTTCTTCTGATCACACCTGTCAAACTCGTCTATGATGGCATCATCAGCAGGGAACTCCGCAAATGACGATTCTGAATTCGAACCTACAAAGACTATAGTACCCGCCCCAAACTGCTTCATGGTGATGTTGTCTGCAGACTTCGTATGCTTCACTATGTCCTTATATTTCTGGGTAGCTTCTATGGTCTTATCTACACGCTCCCTCACGAAACGACCGATCAAACGGTCTGTAGGCAGGACGTGAAACACATTCCTGCCACTACAGGCGAGGGCTATCTCCCTGCAAAGTATATATTCTGAAAGCCCACACTGGGTAGACTTCATCACACCCATGTCTGGACTTTCGTCTGCGTAAATCTGCTTTAAGAAGGGATTCCTAACGAAATCAAGGGGTAAACCCCTGTGCGTCCTATGACAGGACATTGCAAAGAATAGGGGAAGCCACTTGTGCATGATCGAATTGGTAAGTGACAGTTCATTCGGATTTAGTGCCAAAGAATGCCCCCAAGTTCTTCTTATAGAGTTCCTCGTCTGCCTTATCTAAGGACATGGCGACGACCACTGCGGGTCTAGGGTCAAAGTTTGTGTCTTCCCTCCAGTTCCTACCACGATTCTTCAAATAGAAGATGGAACCTGTACATGACGAAGAAGAGAGCCTTGCTTCATGCCATTCCTCTACTCTGTCTTCTGCGTCCTCTAATATCTGTGCGTATTCTGGATCTTTCTTATATCTCTCCCAACAGGCTCTACCAATTGTTTCCCTAATTAAGCCTGTGTAGGTAGGTGGCTTCATGTCATAGGTGTCTTTAATCACATCACCATCTTCGTCTCGTACCTTCCGTGGTTTCCTGTTAAAGTACTTGTCGATTAGTTCCTGTACCTGCTCTGGTGTGTATTTTCTACATTGCTTATCTTGTAAGGTTGTATTACTCATACTTACATTTTATCACAAATCTGGTTTTCTGTCAAGTAGGCAGTAGCTATCAGCACTGCCGACGCTACATCGTCCTGTAAGTCCATGTTAAAGATCTGCTTGCATCTCTGAATGTGGGTTCCGCTTTGAGCCTTCATTAAAGACTTCCAGTGTGCTACGTTCATTACGCAATTGGGGATCTTGTATATGGCACACATTCCCATGATCTTCCCCGCACACCAAGCTAACTTCTTCGAAGTGCTGAAATTCCTAGCCATGTACTGATCTTCCACCACCACCAAGTCTGGCTTTAACTCCCGTAGAATGTCCTGCAATCCAAACATAGAACAAAGCCCACTGTCTTCGACAGTGAGCCTTTCATTTACAAGACCAAAACCTAGTGGCTTAGCGGTAGAGGGATCAATTCCCAATACCCTCATGCTCACTCCTTCTTCTTGGTAAAGCCCTGTATGATGGTGATGAGTGCTTCAATGGCAGTAAAGATACCTGTGGTCACCTTAGCAATCTGTGTAGACTGCTCAACGGCATCCAGACCACCCGATATCAAGCCTGCTGAAGCGATTGCAATCAAGATACCTTCAATCACGATTACAACTTTCTTTTCGAAGAATTCCTTAATCTTGTTCATATTGAACCTCCTAAATACATTATAGCACACCTGCAAAGGTTCGTCAATACCTAGGATAATAGGGCTACCCTCAAAGCCAATCGAACAAACAGTATTATAGTCAATCCATTCCAGAGCCTGCTCTTCATCGCAACCATATTTCTCCATGTACCATTCCACCATCCTCTGCTTGGAATAGACTGCCCTGTTGTCGGTGGTGACCCCAACGATGCAACCGTCATAGTCCTCGTTTTCAAAGACTATCACATCTTCATATCCTAAGTCACACAGATCCTGCCTAGTCACGATTTACTCCCAAATCTTTCCAAGTACACTTGAAATGCTCATGTGCTTTGTCCAGTCTGTTAGACAGTAACGGATAGAAGTCCTCCTTGTTCCGCCACATCCTCTCTATCTTGGCATGACATTGACCACACAAAGCCACACCATTTATAGGATCCAACTTATACCGTGGAAAGGTGGACTGCTTGAGCATGTGATGGACAGTCAGATCTTCTGCACCTATACCACAGATTTCACATTCCCAACCTGCGTTGATGAGTACCTGTCTCTTGAACTTCTTGTAGGCTACCGTGTTCATGACTTCTTCCTCAAAACTCCAAGCATACCGTCACAAGACCGCCAGTTGTATTTGGCTCCGTCCTGCTTAAGTCCATCCTGCTCAAACACCAACACCCTGTCACCCTCTGAAGCGATGTAGATAGCGACATGACCATAGGGATTCTTTGGGGTTGCATCAAATATCACTAAGTCACCAGATGCAATCGGATAAGCCATTTTACGAAGATACTGCTTCTCTATGGGGAAAAGATCGTATTTATACCACAGATCCTTCGCTCCATCGACCGATTCAGTCCGAGGGATACCAAAAACTTCCTTGCAGTACTGCCGATAGAGATCGACACACTGTGCACCGTAGTAGCCGTCAAAGTCTACACGAGTGCCTTGATACTTGTTGCAGAACTCTGACAAAGTCAACATGCTTCCACCTCACACTTTTCACAATAATCATGATATGAACAGTAAGAACACTGCCAGTCCTTCCCACCGAAATCCTTCTTAGGCAGGATCTGCTCCTTTACACACTTTTCCACTATCTGACAGGACTTCAATATGTCTTCAAACTTAATAGGGCAGAACGTGACTTCATTAGTACCCATGCGTTCAAGCTTCAGACCCTGCTCACACTTACTGACTGCAAAGCCGATAATATAACCATTGTCACGTCCTGCGTACAAGAGCAAGATTTCTTCAAGTGGGTAGATGTCTTGATTGAGGTAACAACAACACTGCAAGAGGTTCTCAATCTTTGCACCGTTCTTCTTGATCATGTCAAAGCCACGACCATAAGTGGACTTCCATTCCACCGCAACATACTTGCCATCTGGTCTCTTGAAGAGGTAGTCCATACGACCGCTGAATTCGAAATTAATTCCCTCTGGTTTCCAAGCAATCGGGATTTCAGAACCGTCAATGTTTTGCAACTCATAGCCCTCTTTAATCAGTTGAGTGGTGAGCAACTTGTCCAAATAGTCATGGATTAAGTCACCCACATTACACTTGAAGAGAGCAGGAGCGTCCATTGGATTCGTCTTCTCCGTATTGGTAAGGTCAAAGTAGAGTGCCCTCTTGCACTTACCTATATGACCTCCCTCCGTCTCTGCACTGATACCACTGGGATACCAATGTTGTTTCCATTCATGCTTCTCGTCGGAAGCTAACATCTGATCATAGATCATCTTTGGTAAATCTAAAGTCATATCTTTACTCCTATCTTGTAGTATGCGTACCAGACTTCTTGGTTAATTGTCTTTCCTTCTGGGCTTTAGTTACCCTCAAGATGTTAGCACACTTCGGACAGTACTGCGGATCGGAATAAGGTCTATATTTGGAGATGAAAAAGTTCTTGCCACACCGCATGCAGATCTTTTCTCTGTCTATACCCATCTCCTGTCTCCACTGCCTTTCACAAGGTGTACACATAGTCCTCTGTGCACTGTACTTGGTAAGAACGAATTCCCCACCACACCTCTCACAGATCCTCTTGAACACCCTAGGACATTCCTCCTTCTTCTTATGCTCCACATATGGGATACTGTCGGGATTTGGCACTTCACGCACCTGTACCCGATACTGATCAGTCGAAACCTGCCAATAGTGCTTACCGTCATTGAGAATGTTCCCTACAAGATCATATCCCTCAACTTGCTCACCCCTCTTCAGTCTCCTGTATGCTTCCATGGGCTTAATCTTGTCTTCCATATGTTCCTCCTTTAAAAGAAAGTACTTTCCTTGTACTTGTTAACATGGGGTAAGGCTCTAGCCTTCCCCTAATACAGAGAATGCAAGGAAAGTACCTTCCTTGCCCTCCGAGACCTATTTCCGTCGTATGCGGACTATGCCAAATTCACGCTCTATGAACTCATACATCCTTAAATCTAAGTTCACCGTAGAAACCGCCCACTCTCCACAGTATATATTCGGTGACCCGTTACACCTAGGACAGAAAGTGAGGAATTCATCGACCTTATCTTCGGGTATCTCTATCACAAAATCTTCGAATTGCTCTATCGGGAAGATCTTCTGCAGTATATCCCCGTCACACCAAAAGCCGAAAGCATTGCCTTTCTTCAGCAAGTCTCTGTATGTTTCCAACTGCCGAGGAAAGACTACTATAGATCGGATTTCGTCATGGAAGTCTACCGTCATGAATGCCATGGGGTCACCCTTCTTGGTGGTAGTTTCCTTGAGTTCCACGATCTCCCCCGCTTCCCGAATGTACTTGCGGAAAGACTGATCAATAATACGACCAGACAGGGAATATCCAACACTCTCTATCTCGTCCGATCGGGTGGGTGTATAGTCCTTAAAGCAACCCGCCATCTTCAGATATTCCACAGTCCTCTTGTTACAGATCTTGTGTGGTAACCTGTCATACAAGTCGTCTGCATCCTTAAACGGCTTCTTGCTCCGCTCTTTCTTGATAGCTTCTATGACGGTATCCGACACAAACTTTATGCCGTTGAGACCCAATAGGATCTTGCCGTCCTTGGCTATGTAGGAATTGCCACTCTCATTAATGTTGGGATGTTCCACAGGGATGCCCCGCCTGCGACACTCCGTAAGCAGGATGCGTCTCCGCATGACGGTATCGCCTACGTTGTCTGCTCCGTTCAAGAGTTCTGCGAAGTATTCTGCAGGAAAGTTTGCCAACAGGTACATAGTCCAGTAGGAAATCAGTGTGTAGCATACCGCATGTGACAGGTTCCACGAATAGCGACCCGCCTTCTCAATGATCGCCCATACGTCTTCAGCTTCCTGCTCTGTAACTCCACTGGTCTTCACCGCTCCCTGTACAAACTTCGGATGAAGTTCATCGAGTATCTCCTTTTTCTTCTTACCGATACCCTTACGCAAAGTATCAGCTTCTGACATCGTAAACCCGCTGAAATCTCGTGAGATCTGCATCATGTTCTCTTGGAAGAGTGGCAGATTGAAGTAAGCCATGTTCGGCAGTTTAGGATGTACGGGCAATGCCTGCTCCCTACCCCACTTGCGAGCAATGTACTGATCCGTCATGCCACTTTCCAAACAGGCAGGACGACCAATGGCATTCAGTCCAATCAACTCTTCGAAGTTGTCGGGATGGAGTTCCTTGATCAACCTTGAATAAGAATGAGTTTCGAATTGGAACGTACCCAAAGTGTTGCCTGCATTGAAGCTATCGTAGGTCTTCTTATCGTCAAGAGGAATGTCCTCTATCTTAATGCCCACCTTTTTACAGGTTTCATCTATGATGGACAGTTGATTGACACCCAAGATGTCATACTTGACCAGTTTCAGATCGTCCAATGAGTACATGTCAAAGGCACATACTGGTACGTTTGCCGACGCTCCACTCTTCGAAATGCGGATAGCCACTTCACCCCACTGGTCTATGACTACTCCACTAGCATGAGCCGACATGGACTTAGGCAACCCTTCCAAGGTCTTGCAGATCTTCACGAAGTCTTCGTTACCCTCCCTCACAACCTGCTTGTGGAAACTGTCACGGGTGTCTAGTTCTACTATGGTAGGCACAGGGGCTTCTGCAGGCACGAAGTCAGCCAGACTGGTCTGGATGCCTGTCGCCTTTGACACTGACTTGATTACGTCCTTTGATCCAAGTGTGGTGTATGTACCAATCTGATAGACATCACCAAATTCCTTACGCATAAACTCCAACACCTTCGGTCTGTCTTCGGGCTTGAAGTCTAAGTCTATGTCTGGTGGAGAGATTCGGTCTGGATTCAAGAAACGCTCAAAGTAGAGACCCCACTTGATCGGATCCACCTTCGTAATCCCATAGAGCATGGCGACCAGAGATCCACCTGCTGAACCACGACCCCATCCCCTAAGGCTCTTGAGTTCATCATCTACAAAGTGGCAGATCTTACTTACCGCCTTAAAATAAGGCAGGAACCCATTGTCATATATAACCTTAAACTCATATTCGAGACGCTTGTAGTATTCATCACACCTATCCAGTAAGTGCATGTCCATCAAGTACAGTTCAAGTTTACTCTGCAGTTCCAAGAGTTCAAACTCTTTGTCTATGTCAGATTTAGGCAACTGCCAACTGTCGTGAGAGATGTCGTATTCTTCTATCTCTGACGCTACGACATCCGACATATCCAAGAGTTCTTTGGAAAAACGAGTAGAAAGTTCATCGTCAGACATCACATGATAGCCCGAACCGTTAAACTTGAATTCCCCAACCCTCTTGTTCATGGATATCGCCAACGCTACTTCATGTGCATACTCATCTTCACGATTGAGGTAATGACTGTCAGTGGTAGCCACACAAGGTCTGCCACTCTCTACACAGGTCTTCAAGATCTGCTCTTCTTCGGGAATTCCGTGATTCTGTACTTCAAGATAAACCTTATCACACCAGAGTTCCATCGAGTTTATCCAAGCCCAGTCGGGTTCACCCTTTAAAATGGACTGTGAAAAGTATCCCTGTATGCACCCAGTTAAACAGATCAGCCCCTTTCCGTGCTCTTTTATCATAGCGTCAGAAATTCGGGGCTTCCTATAGATGTTGTGTTGTGCAAGATTGTTGAGGGTAATCAGATTCTTATATCCCTCAAGATTTCGGGCAAGCATGATGAGGTGATAATTCTCCTGTCCTCCCCTTTCATGATAAAACTCACACCCCAAGATCGGCTTTATTCCTGCTTTTCGGGCTTCTTTCCAAAATTCTACCACACCTGCCACGCTTCCATGGTCTGTAATGGCACAAGCAGTATGACCCATTTCTTTGAGTTTCTGCATAAGTTCTTTAGGCTTTATCAGACCATCAAGCATTGAATACTGTGTGTGTAGATGTAAATTTGTCATTTGCCTGTGCTCCCAAAACCATTGCTACCACGTGTACGGTCGCCAAGTTTTTTTACCTGTTTAAATTTACAACGAAGAAGTCTGTGAGGAACAACCTGCACAATGCGGTCTCCGAACTTTACAATCTTCTCTTCATCTGAAGGGTTATAAACACAAGCAAACATCTCACCTGTGTAGTCGTTGTCGATCACTGCACTAATAACCTGTAAACCTTTTTTCTTCATGGTAGAAGATCGGGGCATGAGTTCAAACCACAAGCGATCGTCTGACTGAATGCAGACCCCACTAGGAACATTAGCGTCTGAATGAGGTCTGATATGCGTAGTTCGAGAACAGTAAAGGTCATATCCTGCGTCGCCTGTATATTTGTGATCGGGAACGTGACCCCATCCATCATTAGTGAATTTTACTGTGTGTGGGTAGTCAAGAAACCATTCCAGAATCTTACCGATCAACTTCCTCATATCGTCCTCCAGAAATTGTCCAGTTCAGCAGGACTGTTGGTGTCTATGACTTCCAGAGTACAGTACCTTTCCAGTTCCTTCTTGAGTTCGATAGACGCACGTATGCGACCCGCTACAATCTCGTCCGTATCCTCTACCCTGCCGTCCGTCAATGCCCTCTGCTTTAGGCGATCCGCTATGACGACAGGATTTGCATAGCAGTAGATTACACGCTTGTCCTGTAGGGAGAGGATCTTGGTGATCTGATCTACCGATCGTGGATAGCCGTCTATCACACAGTCTTGGTTCTGCAAGACTTCCCAGACCTTTGCTTCTATAGCATCGTTAAACTCTTCAGAAAAGTCCTTTTCCTTGATGGAATCTTCCAAGGTCATGCCCAAGGAACGGGCATACGCACCTGTACCCAGATACTGACAGTTCAATCTTTGAGCAATCTTCTTGCCAAGCGTAGATTTTCCCGACAACGGATATCCTGTAATAAAAACCTTCATTCGTCACTGATCTCCCATTCATCGTCTACGTTAGGACACTTGTTGATCTTCAGTCGATGTGTGGTGTCGCACGCACCAATTGATACTTCAACAGTAGCCAACTTTCCATTCTGTATGGATGCCGAAATGTGCCCTACGGCTATCGGCACTCCCTTGTCAGTCTCACTGAAGTATGACTTCCTTTCAGCAACATACTGACCAAACAAGTCTGCAAACCTGTTAGCGAGGTATGCCATTTCATCAATAAACTTGATCTTGTCCATGTCTTTACTCCTTTATATTTAGTATGCAAACCATTAGTTTGCATTAATCTCCTTTATGACCTGTATGGTACGGTCAAAGTCACAGGGTATCTGAACTTCATCCCACCCATACCTGTTCTTTGATACGTTAATTAAGAAGTTTGATCCGTCATGTTCCTCTGGATCCTGCTTCCTAACCGCCATGGCTACGTCTGCATCCGCCACCATACCATATGCTCCCGCCTGTTCGTTTGCGTCTGGTATGTCTGACTGGAGAGCCTGCTTCTTCAACTGTGACAGTCCTACGACAGTTACACCCAGAGAACAGATCTGGTTCTTCAAGGTCTTAGTGATCTCTGCCAGTTGCTCCCACCTGTCCGCATGTGACTTCATCGTAATCAACTGTATGTAATCAATGAAGACGAACCGTATCTTGCGACGTAGGATTAGAGCCTTTGCCACCGCCACAATCTTATACAGATCTCTGTCACCTGTGATGATCTGCAAATTGCCGTGCATGAGACTTTGTGACGCTTCCACCAACTTATCATACTCAAACTGCTCAAGGCTACCCGTCATGATTTTCGAAGACGGCACACCACTTCGGATGGTGAGTATCTTCTCCATAATCTTCTCCTCTGTCATTTCCAGAGAGAAGAACAGACACCTGTAGTCGTCCACCAGATTGTTGATGAAGTTGCAGGCAACAGTCGTCTTACCATGTCCACTGTTACCAGACAGGAGGATCAAGTTGTCTGGATTCCATCCCAATAGGGTATGGTTGAGCGTCGGGAAGTTCTTAATCTCTACACCCTGTGCCTTGGGATCCTGTATCCTCTGATTGATGGCTTTCATGGTGTTGCGTACCAGTTCCTCCCCGCTCTTTACCTGTATGTTGTCAGAGATCTTAAACAGGTCTTCTACTATCTTTGGGATGTTGCTTGGGTCACACGTCTTCAGCAACCTGCGGACTACATTTGATTCACCGTTCTTACGGACTATCTCTATGAACTTGGAATAGTTGACCAGATCTGCACTGTCAGACAGGTCTACATGGAAGGTGGTGAGTATTATCTGAAAGCTGACCTGCTCATGAAGCACTATGTACTGGAAGATAGACTGGAAGAACTCTCCTGTGAAATATTCAGGCTTAATCTCCCTTATGGTGTCCAGTCGAGCGTTCGTAGAGCACAGACAGTTAGCCAATACCGTCCTCTCTGCATTAACGTCATGCCTTTCATCAACCTTTAAGTTGATCAATGCTTCGTCACTTCCATACGTCTTAGCGTACCATTCACGAGCCAATACCTTGTCCGTGTCTGACATCCTATTATAGACATCAGCACTCTCCTTGAGCATGGAACACTTGCTTGCCAGATCTGCCACCGAACCATACTTTGCAGTAAGATACCACTCAAAGGGGTTCCACCTCTTCTGCTTGTCAAATTGCCCTGCAAGGATACAGTCGTCTGGATCTCCACTCTTCAAGGCTATGACTTCCAGAGAAAGGTCTTGCGGGCACTTGCGAACAATCCTGTCTAGCCAACCTTGTCCACCCAAGTCTCCGTCTGGACAGACTATAATCTTCTCTATTCCAAACCTGTCCACTTCCATCCAACCGTCTTCATGGATCTCCGTGCCACAGGCACAAATGGCATTATAACCCGCCTGTACTGCCACCATTGCGTCATGATAACCCTCAAAGATGTAGAGTTCGTCCTTACGTCGGACGGTCTGCCATCCCCACATCCCACGCTTGAAGAACTTGGAGGTCTCTGGAGATGTCTTATATTCCTTGTGATCAACAGGTCTGAAAGCCATCTTATAGATGCCATCTTCATCATAGAAGGGGTAGACTATGGCATTGTCACATTCCAATATGCCTAGTTCCCTAGCCTGTGTACGATCCAGTCCTACCCTAGATATCCAGTCACCATAGTCTGACACATACCCAACATGAAAGCGTCTTGCCGTCTCCTCTGTAATTCCACGATCCTTAAGATACTGATGATAGGGAAGATCGTCAAATAACTTGGTAATAGCTTCCCGCTCCGTGTTAAGCTTAATACCGCAGAGATCTGCCCATACCCTGCGGGCTTCAAACTTCGGGATCTGCTTAAACTCTGATATGAAGTCTACTGGACTACCACCCTTCTTACAGGAATAGCAGTACCAGACATATCCACCCTCCTTGCGGGAAACTGTAAATGACGGGTTACTGTCTGGGTGGAACGGACACGAAGCCCACCACCTGTTGCCCCGCTCCGTCAGCACTATACCCTGCTCCTGCAGATATTCTATAAAATCCTTATTCTTCTTCATCTTCGCATTCACCTTCTTCGTAGTCGTCTTCGTCTTCTCTTGGTTCTTCAAACATACTCCAACAGAATTCACAACAGTAATATCCGTCTGGAATGGGATCTCCACAATACTTGCACGTGCTCATAATTCCACCACCTTACTAACGTTTGATTTATAAACCTGCTGAACCTTGTCAACGTTGTTTATCATCTTTTCCTCTTCCACACCCTGCCATACCTTGTAGATGTAACGCACGTTCACTACCCTGCTGATCCGCAGAGCCTTCTTCAATCGAGGAATGGAACCCCGCATGGAATCCACGTATGGCAGGTCAAAGGTGTGCAGTTCACACATACTGTCCAGTATCTGATAGACCTTCCAGAAATCTTCATCAAAGGAACAGTCAAACGCATAGTCAGACTTGATGTAGCCGTTTTTAAAGAAAGGCAGGAACCACTCTATAGGATGCACCTGCCCCTTTCCATACTTCTTCACCGCCTGCACAATACGCATAGGTGATGCCTTTGTGAGCATAAACTCCATAACCTTATAATCTTCCGTCTTGAAGCCCAATTGCTTCAAGAGTTGTTCGCATTCTACCGTCATATCTTTCCGTATACAGAAAAGGCGAGGTCATTAACCCCGCCCCCGCAATCAGTCTATGCTAATCTTCGCTCTCCTGTTCCCTACCTTACTGTAAAAGACTGGTAGGGTGTAGGTTATCGTCACTCCATCCTTACCGTTGTCAAGCAAATTTCTGATGATCTTACACTTGCCGTCTATGTCAGACATCAACCTCTTGACTTCTGCAGACACGTAGATTTCCGTGACTTCATCAACTGCCCTCTTCATATTTGTACCTCTTAAAGACAATGTCGAATGCGTACCCGATACGAGTACCCAACTTCTGATTACACAATGAGCAGAGCACTCCAAGGAAGTACTTTTCATTGATCTTCCTAATGCTATACTGCGTCCTTTTGCTCTTATTAGGCATCCGTTCCCTCCAAGCTTAATACTGTAGTCTTTCGGCTCAACCCGTCATACTCAAACTTGATCACCTTCAAGACCTGCTCCAAGCAGTCTCGTCTGTCCATCGCCTTTATCTTGCCTACTACGTTCTTAGCTTCTGCATAGGCACGAGTGCGGGCTATGAGATAGACGTAGATTTCCGAATAGTACTGATATAAGGCAGGATACTGCCCCAACAAAGTCACGTATGTCTGCGGATCGATGGTCAGTGACTTCTCGTGTGTGGGTATGGTTCCAAAGCAGATCTTGCGGATCTGATCAAGCGTCAGATCCATCACGTTATCCGTAGTAAGTACATCGTCAGTGTTTAATGTCATCGGGTAACTCCTTGGAAGCCCTCTTGATGGTGTCTGCGTCTATTTGCAGTGCGTTGCAGATATATGCACTATATTCATCATAGTCCAGATACTGAACCAACCTGCCAAGGGTCTCCGCATAGATGTCTGTGAGACCACGGTTGCCAGACAAGATCTCCTCCTTGAGATACATGGCAAATTCCAGAGCGTCAGCTATCTTGACTATCTCCAGAGTTCTCCTGTCCGTTCCTAGACTGACACCTATCTCCTGCTCCCCCAGATAATCTATACCTGCACAGGTTACATCTCCCAGTGCACGACGAGTGAGGTATGGGATGTCACCCGTCACCGCTTCTGCAAGGTCATGCATGAGACCCATCTTCAGACAGTATCTAGCTTCCACTTCACCCAGTCCTATAGCGTATGCCAGTTGGTACGCTATGATACCCACATAGTATGAGTGCTCCGCCACATTCTCATAACGGTTACACCTCTCATAGTTCAGTCTCCTTACGTACATCAGAGACCTACTCTTCTTCAGATCCAGTTTTTCCATTCTTCTTCTCCAGATATTTGTCAAATTCTGACACGTGCTCATTAATGTAGGCAAGTATGTTGACCCTACCATTAACCTTTACATCCTTGTATGCGAAGTAACTGCCACTCTTGGTGATCACACCCTTTGTAAGCATCTCATCTAAGAGTTCTGAAGCATGATCTATGCCCTTGCCCCAGACGATGGGAACCATGGCTATGCCGTTTGGCACTGCACACTTGTTCTTGATTACCTTCACCTTTGAGTACTTGCCAATCTGCTCTCCTCCCTCTTCTATACTGTCACCGACCTGCCGTATGTCGAGCCGAATGGAAGAGAAGAAAGGTAAAGCCTTGCCACCCGATGTGGTTTCTGGACTGCCGAACATGACACCAATCTTCATGCGGATCTGGTTGATGAATATGACCACCACTTCATTCTGTGCAATCTTGGCAATGGTCTTTCTAAAGCCTTGCCCCATCATGCGAGCCTGCAGACCCATCTGCGATTCTCCGTAGTCGCCCCGCAATTCTGCTTCTGGTGTCATAGCTGATACACTGTCCACCACGATCAGCTTAATTCCCTTGTCAACGAGTAACTCCAGTGCCCTCCAAGTGTCTTCACCCGTCTCTGGTGTGAGGTGAATCCAGTCCTTGTTAGGCTCACCCTGTACACCCATGTTCTTGAAATATTCATAATCTAGAGTACTCTCGTTGTCTATGTAGCCAAACGGCAAACCCATCTTCTGTGCCTGTATACAGGCAGACATGGCAAGTGTAGTCTTACCGCCATGCTCCATCCCTATCAGTTCAGTGACACGACCCGCAGGATATCCGCCAATCTTCAAGGCTCTGTCTAGACTGATGGAACCTGTAGGTACAACATATGAGACAGGTTTGGGATCGATCATACCAACCTCTTTCTTGACTTGATTAAAGATTCCTGTTATGTCTATCTTCGTTTCCATACAGATTAGGGGATCTTTCGATCCCCTTTACCCCCTTTAGTTGGTCTTTTCAAGATACTTCTGGGCTTCCACTTGGACAGTACCCACGCTATTTTCAGACAGGAACTTGATGTATTCACGACCATCAATCTGTTCTATCTCTGCGAAAGTCTTGCCCTTGTAAGTACCAAACGGCATCTTAAATTCTCCACCCTCTGCCTTAGGTGTAGGGTCTACAGACGGTTTTTCGTCTGTGGTTACCCTAGGTTCCTCTCCATGGACAGGCGATTTCGGCTTTGACACTCCACCAGAGATCCTGCGTCTTGCTTCCTCCTCTCCACAGTAGAGGTCTATGCTTGCAGGTGGAATGACATCAAGATTCTCTGGTAACTTCTCTGTAGACTTACCCAAGAAGAACGCTTCATATACAGTCTCAAAACCCTTGCCCTTCTTGGACAGTTCAAAGTCTATCGCTGATCCGTTCTTCTCTATATACTTGGCAATGCCACTGAAGAAGTCTTCTGCCCCAATCACGTAAAGCACCATGCCAAGGTCATAGACGTAGGCAGGGCATACGAACCTCTTGCGGATAGGGAATGGGAGCATCTTGTTTTCAGTCACTCCCTTTGACCTTGCCACCTCATTTTCAGCACAACAAAGGCATCCAGTCTTACCGACACAGGCAACTGTACTGAAGAACCTCTGATTTGGGATGGACTTTATCGAATGCTCCCAGAAAGACTTAGGAGCAAGCCACTTGTCACGACCGATGTTACGGTTGATGTAGTCGACGGCTTCCTCCCTTGACATCTTCCGATCTGACATCAACTGCTCCACGTCCACGTCCTCTGTGAGGAACCTCACCCTCTGTGCAGTCTCCGTGAACTTAAACTTCTTAACGTTACCCTCTTCCACATATCCAAGGTTAGAGGTAGTACTGTTGGTGTTTGCAAAGTCACCCCACATACTACACCTCCATGTTGCGTACGATAGAAGTAGTTGGTGATGTACCAACCCAGAATACAGGAGCGTGACCGTCTGTTTCGAGCATGTCGATGAAGTTCTGCAGGATGGAACGTGACATAGGATTAATCTTGGTCATGTCCGTCTGGTCAACGATGTCGGGAGCCAGATAGTCTGCAAATGAAAGGGCTATCTTGGTAGGCTTGTTAATGCGGATGGCATGTGCGAAGTCTTCATCACCAAAGGTGAAGATCCTGCGAACAAGCTTGGTAACTGTAGTCCTCTCTGGTGTAACCTCACGACCACAGATCTGTGAAATCTCTTCCCAAGTAAGTTCCTTACCGCTTGTCTTGCCAGAGTTGCCGTGTACACGGATCGGGAATGAACGAATGACACCAATGACATCCCGCACGTCGAATGGAGAGAATCCACATTCTGACAGGTAGCCACTAACAGTGCATTCACGAGACGTACAGTAGGGGTAATATGGTGTCGTGTGGATGGAAAGCATAGTTCCCTGCGTTCCTTCAAGGAGCACAGTCTCATCACCCTCATTGAGCACCTTGATGGTGTCTACTACCTTCAATCCCTGCTCCTCTGCGTAGGACATCTCGTCGATCATCCTCTTAGGTACATCATGATTGTGACCTCTCCACAACTTGCGAATGAGGATAGCCCCGCAACCGTGTGCAGTAGAACCCATTTCCTTGTTCATGCCGTCACCGTCGTTTTCTGCGTCGATGTCCTGTTGTTCCAAGATTGTTGCACGGTAATCAATGAAGAGACGATCCCTCACATCAGCTTCGGGCATTGCTTCATTGATCATGGCAATCTCTTTTTCAAGCAGAGACTTCTGGATGAAGCAACCTGCACCCAGATACAACTTGACATTCGGATCTACCCAAGCACAAGGAATGGTCTGAACACTGTACATCTTCCCCTTGTAGGAGAGAGTGTGTCCTGCGTTGGTTGCTCCCGTGCGAATGCTTGCAGTGTATTTGCGATATTTCAGCAAGTCCTCAATTACGTGACCCTTGGCACTGCTACCAAAGGACAGGTCTAAAAGTACATCTACTTTCATGCTTATCTCCTTTAGGCTTCTTCGAGCCTACAATTTCTAGTATACGGCTACTGCCTGTACATTAACTTCCACTTGTTACGGATCGCCTTCTTCACCCTAGCCACGTATGGAGCAGAGCACCCCAGTTCCAAGGCTATCTGCTTGCAGTGGTTGTCATACTTGAGGTCTGCCCTGTCTATGAGCCACCTCCGAGCCACAAACCTCTCATTGCCGTGTAAGGTGTTAACGAACCGTTCAACATCCAGACCCAACAGGATTGCATCTTCACCACTGTCACATTCAAACTCACATTCGTTACCGTCTGGTAGTGTGGTTGATGTCAACCTGCTCTCCGTCCTATTTTCATCGTGACAGTGTGGACAGTGACTGGATCGGTAGGGGAAGACGTGTCCGCACCTGTCACAGACCCTCATCTTCTGTCGGGAATTTTCCTTCAGTCGGGCATTCGCTATCGCTCCGTACCCACAGGCTATGAGGTAAGGAATGGGATCCCTAGACCTGTCCACGGACTGCCTGTGCTCCAGTACACCCAACCAGAAGATCTGGTAGTTGTCCTCATTCCGCTTCAGCTTCTGCAGGCGATCCTGTCCTAGACCCTGCTCTATTTCATGCACCATGTCCATGACTACCTCCTGCAATATCCGCCATCCGTCACGACCTTGCCTGTCTTACTACAGACGAGATCCCACTCCACCTTCTTTGAAAAAGGGCATTCCGTACAGTCATGCTTCTTCACGGACTTGCACTCCGCACACATCACTATCTGTGGATGATAGAGTGACCGCTGAAATGCCTTACCGCACCGTACGCAAACCTGTTCTGTCAGCATGTGACCTCCTCCAACAGATCCCACTTGCCACAGTGGGCTTTAGCTTCCTTCAGTGTGTCGAATTCCTGCACCGTCCAACCGCTCAAGCCTGTAGAGTGACCGACCGAATACGACCTTACCCTATACTTCTTCACCTGCGGACATCCCAGTTCCCAAATCTTAGTGGCGATGTCTGCAAATGCTCCAAGTATAGAGGACTTGGTAGCCTTCTGGTCCAAGTCCTTCATGAGGTTCATTAAGTCTTTGATTGCCTGTAGGTGGGTGGGATCCCCATCCCACCTGTCGATTGCGTTCTGCACTGCTTCACGTACCGTCATGTCTTGCTCCGATCAGTAGCAGGCAGAAATGCCTAACTTTTCTAAAATCCTGTCAACAGTCCAACCCATTGCCAGACCCCAGAGCCACATCTCTACGTCTACCCAGTGAAAAAGCCTGTGGATTGTCTCTGCCGTAGCTTCCTTTTCCAAATCTTCGATCAAGATGTCGTCACGGATGGTGGTGATTGTATCCCTTACTGAAGGATCACAATCCCTTGAATCAACTGCCCTCTGAATCATTTCCATTACTGTCATAATTTCCCCCTTGAGCCACTTCGTGCCCTCTTATACTTCCATTATAACACACATTGTGCCATTTTGTCAAGTATTTCTCTATCTACTTACATTATAACACAGGAGATGCCATTTTGTCAAGTATCTCCTATGCCATCCGTTCATGCCACTGCCAAGATAGCCTTCTGTGCTGAAGCGAGAAGCTTGTTGCCCTCTATGTAGGAGAGGAACCTGCGTTCTCTGACCTCACCCTTGTTATTGGTTGGAGTGCCATGTCCTGCCACGTCTGCAAATGCGTTGTACAATCCCCAAGCGTTGCCACGATGGTTCTGCAGATCGTCAGTGTCCTTGTATACCTGCAACACACGTGTCTTTAGGCGGACGATCCTGTCCTGCTTCAGCTTCTGATCCTTAAACTCATCCTCGTCACCATAGACCTGTGAGAGGATTTCATCAAGTTGCTTCTGTGAGATAATCTTCTTGTGAAGTTCGTCTGCAAACTTCTCCAGACTGTCCATATACTTGCGGGCATTGGTCATTGTAATCTGAAACTCACGGAGCCTGTCCTGCACACCCGCTGAATGCTCAAACGTCCAGACCCTCTTTGCTCCATTGAGAGCCAACTGCAATGTGTTGGAGCAGACTACACGAGTTGAAGTATCAAAGACCTTCACTGGTGTCTTTCCATCAAAGCCGTTCACGAACGTGAGATACTGGTTGACCTCATCACCAAGGATCTTCCTCTGGTCTGTCAGAGCCAGAAGCCATACCAACTTTCCTTCCTTAAGGGAACCTGCGGTCTCATACCTGCATCCTTCACCGATCATTGCGTCCGTAAAGGCGAATGCGTCTGCGTTCTGGACGACCTCATACTTGTCTGTAGTAATGCCCAGAACCTTCTTGTCCGTAGATCGGACGTTAGCCTTGTAGCCGTCTACCACGTTGCGACCGACACGCACGTTCTCCTGCGTTACCTGCCAGTCAAGCCCTGCCATCTTGATAGCAGTGGCTGAATCTGGTGCTTCATCAACCTTCGTTCCAAGCCCATGCCACGGTGTCTCACCCGTGTACATCATAGTCTCAACATTCGCTGACATAATTGTTTCTCCTTGATCTCTTCGGATCGTTCTGTATTTCTGCCACCATTATAACACGAATGGTGGCATTTTGTCAATTATTCTTCGTCGCTCTCTTCATCGTCGAAGTCAAATTCAGTCTGCGGATCTTCGTCAGCCTGCAGATCTTCGAAGTAGTCTGGATGGATTTCCTTCTCGTAGTCCAACCTCCGCTTCATCACGTCCTCAAGCTTCTCCATCAGCTGATTCTGCTCTGCAAGCAGGAAGAACTGCTTATTGTCGATCTCTTCCCTTGGCTTCTGGATAAACTCACTCAATGCCTGTCTCTTGGCAACCAACTTCTCAATGTCACGTGAAAGTCTCTTGATGTATCCTTTCATAGTCGTTTTCTCCTTGGTGTCTTTGCACCGCTCTAATCTTATACTTACATTATAACACATCTTGTGCCATTTTGTCAAGTATTTCCATCACACTTTACATTATAACACACCTTCGGCTCTCTGTCAAGTATTTCCCAACGACGAGGAGAGACCTGCCTAATCAGACCCCTTTCTATGGAAGAAGCGAGCACCTGCCCTGCGTATTTGGGCATCAACCTCTTTATGACGAGCAACTGCCGTGAGGTGACGAAACCCTCTTCCTTTAAGAAGACTGCGATGTTTGACAGGATCTCTGCGTCCATGGAGGAAAAGCCAATGCCGTTATATTCGATGGTGGCGGAACTCCTCTGCTCCGTCTGCGTCTGGTTCTCATAGACCAAGAGCAATGCCCTCTTCGCCTTTTCTGCACTGTGTCCTATCTGCCACTTAAGACCGTTAACCAATGATTTCTTCGTATAAGTCATTTCAGACCTCCTTACGTTACAATATTCACGAAGGAAAGTCCGATTAATCAGAGGTAGAAGAAGAGTTGTCGGTTGAGTTCGAGTGCTTCCTTGTAGGTGGGAGCGTTGATGATTTCGGGGCATTCTGGGTTCCGCCTGCGGAAGTCCTGCTCCGCCTGTACGTCCTTCGGGTGGAAGTTGTTTCGGGCACGGTAGAGCATAGCAAAATCCAACTTCCTTATGTAGAACATTCTTCCACCCCCAGAAACTGCTCCGCCTGACTGCGTAACTTCCAGTATTCGTCCGAATTCCACATGTTGCCCATGGACAGATACTTAGCGATGATCTCCTTCGCCCTGTTCAGCCTACCTTCAGCCTGCCTGTATCCCTCCGAGTAAGCGTCTGCTACGTCGTGCATCTGTTCAGTCTCACCGTAGGAATCCCTGTACCTGTGGACGATTCCCGCATATTCGAGTGCTTCCTTTGACGGATCTCCGTCGTTCGGATAGTTCCACCTGCCGACCCCATATCCACGATCGGCACCGTCCTTATATGCCTTTCTTATCCTCCTGTACATATTCGAGCCACTACAGTTTTCATTTATCCTGCTCTTAGCATACTCTTCTGCTTCTTTCTCAAACATAGTTTACTCCTTACGATTTCCTTTTTCATCACATTCGTACTGAATAACTCCACCAACTGTTATATACAATCTTCCGTTAATTTCAATAATCTTTGCTTTCATAATTATTCCTCTCTTAACCAGTTGATAAAAGATGTGACACAAAAACTTATTATGCCACCTACAATCCCAAGACCTATTATCATAAGCCAATCAAGAATTGTCATGTTCTCGATATTCATTTCTTTACTCCTCCGTGTATTTCGGTATATCACACCAGGCAATAGGCTGTCGATCAAATATCGAATCATTTTCATAATAAAAATGACCCCTAAAATAATAAAACCTGTCACCTGCTTCATCAAAGACTGTTCTGTTGTCATTTGGCAAATCTCCGTCAGCAACCTTATGCCACTTCGGTCTGCCTGCTTTAAGTCCTGCAAGAAATGCCTCTATAGTGCAATCATTATTTCCTGTATCTATTACATATTTGTCTGCCATCTCTTCATCTGTCATTCGTCTGCCTCCTCTTCTTCCAGCATCCTGTAATACTTTTCTCTTGCCCGCTTTCTTAGTTCCGCCCTCTGCCGTGGGGCTTTGGGTTCCTTGCCCCACATTGTGTCCCACATCTCTTCATAGATGCCCTCTATGGCCTGTTCTTCTTCCCATTCTTCTTGTTCAATGTTCATACAAGCACCTCTTTGATTAACCACGCCAACAACGCTATGCTGGCGATAACAAAAAATATAAACAGTACGGATACAATCAGTACCCGCAAGAATTCAAGAATCATTCGCCACATTCAGATTCTTCCTTGGCTATTTCAGCTTCCGCATCTATGCCGCTTATTTCCTTGAATATCTCATTATTCCAGTTCGGCAAATCAAATAGTTTTTTATGTTCCTCAAGAGATGCCTTGTTCCATGAGATTCTGAACGCTTCCTTGTAATCAAGGTTTTTCAAGAAACCTCCGCATACTTCAATTTCCTGCTTGTGAGCTTTCTTCTCTTCGTCTGTTGCCGTATCATATGACACCCATACGGTCAAATCAAAATAAAGGAAAGACGGTAAATCCAAATCCAAATCTTCTTTTTTCTTTCCCGTGTTCTTATTAAACATTGAGA